GACATCTCTTCTGAACGCTAAAACGTGGGCCGCCACCGCTTGCTAGGCTGACCGAAGATGGTCGACTGCACATAATTTGGGAGTGAACATAATTTCGGCCCAAAGCTACGCCGCGCATGGAATTTTCCGCCCGGTTGTTGCTGAGTTCCAGTTCCGGATATCTGAAGAAAGCCGCTTACGAAGCTGGAGTGTTGAAGCCGGGGGAGAAGGTGCAGTTCGGAATGCACAATCTCCGGCACTCCCTTGCGACGTATCTCATCGCGGTCGGTCGCGACATCAAGACTGTACAAACTATCTTGCGGCACGCCAATCCCCTGACCACGCTTCAGCTGTACGCCCACGGTCGGAGCCAAGACCGTTCGGACGCTCAAGGTGAAATGCTTTCGGCATTTTTCGCGCCGCCAACGAAGCCGTCTACTGATGTAGTGCAGTAGTAATCACGGGTGGATCACGGGTGAGCGATTTTAGAGGGGTTTGCCGTGAACCTCTTAAATTATTGATTATATGGAAGTAATCTGGTGGCGGAGGACGGGATCGAACCGTCGAACTACGGGTTATGAAAACGCCAATAACTAATACAATCAAATACTTACAAGTCGTACAAGCCCGCTTAAATACAGCGAAATACGTGTAAAACGGACCAATCACGGGTGGGGAATCGCGGGTGGAGATTCTCTGCGAATTTGACGCAGCTAGTGCGATAAAGGTAAATTCGGACGTCCAGAATTTAATTACCATTGCTGTGGCGGCGGTGGATTTGGGCGTTGCCATCTTAAGTCCGACGCCAGGGACAATTGCCAGCTCTTTGAATACGCTTGTGAAGGCAATTTAGCAAGCGGCATCCAAGCCAGCGAGTTCGAATAGTGGCAATGGAACTGCCAGGGATCCTAGTCCGGCTGTACCCTGGTGACTCGCAGCCTTGACTCGGAAGTACAGAGGACGGGTTCGGTCTTAGACCAGCGTACATAGGTGCAGGAGCGACGATTACTTTTGCCGTCGAGGTAGTCAATGTATACAACTCCCAAGCCGGAATTTCATCCAGACCCGCCCCCTACCTACAGGGAGAAATGGTCGCGCAGGTTCCAATACCTGTACTTTTTGCGTTTCTGCTTCCTCGGATGGCTGCTGCTGCCATTCGTGTGTTTGCTGGATGCCTGGACCGGCGTGAGCGCGCTCAGCCGCGGCATCATGACGCTCAGTACCGGATGGCAGGCATTCCATGCGACGTTCTTTGTCGTAACCCTAACCACCTCCACGCTGGTGTGCGCACGCAACATTGTGATGAACGGCAACTTTCGCTTCGCCAGCCAACCGCCCGCGCGGCTCTATAAGTGGATGACCGCGTGCGAGGCTCGCACACTGTGGACGGTGCTTGTGGTGGCGCAGATGCCGGCCCTCATCACGCTGTGGTACGTGGCCCTCACCACCATCGGCGAACAGGTGGGTTTCGCGGGCAGCGACGCGGGTACGTGGCCGTATGCGGGATGGCACTTGAGCCTGTGGGGCTGGTATGCCGGCGGTTTGGCCGCGGCGTTTGCGTTCTGGTACCTCGTCACACTGTTCTACCTGTGGACTCACGAGTGGATTAAGGGCGATGGCCCGCGCGCGCTGATCTTCCCTCCCCTTCTGCCTAGGCTGGAGGAGGCCATGCAGGGCGCGAGAAAGCCACAGTTGGCCGAATGGCTGGAGCGCGTGCTTCGCTGGCCGTTGAAGTTCACGCATATCGGCTACGCGCCGGACAGCGAGGGGCCGCTGTGGGAGTTGCATTTTCTCGCTACGGTCTCACTGATCGCATTCGTGCTGCTGTATCTGTTTCTGTATCCAATTGTTGCCCCGGTAGTGACGACAACGAAGCCGGCGGCGGAGATCATCTTCGCCACGGCAATCTTCGTCTTCGTCCTGCTCGGAGCGAGGCGTACAGGAAGCCGCTGGAAGATGGAGAAGGCGGGCGTCTTCTTCTCCTTGTTGTTCCTGGCGCTGCTCGGAGCCTTTATATACTTGCTGGTCACCGACATTATCCATCAAAACGTTAAACTGGAACGAAGCTTTCCGGTGCTGGCTTCGGTGACCGTGATCCTGATTTTTGTGCAGTGGGGGATCAACGGTGCGAGCTTCTTCTTCGACCGATACCGTGTGCCTGTGCTGACGTCCGCGATTGCAATTATGTTTCTGCCGAAACTGGCGCTCAGTTATGTGCCTTCGGAGTCCGGCGTCTCCTGGACACGGTGGGTGCGGACGTACATCGTCGATTGGGATGCAGACCACTACTTCGAAGCCCGGAAGATTCCGGGAGTGACGGTGCTGCCTACTCCGACCGTCGCGTTGGAGAAAACCTTCGAACATCTGACGGCGGTCGAACCCATGAACGGCGAAAACCAGCCGCTGGTGGTGGTCACGGCTACCGGCGGAGGCATCCAGGCTGCGGAGTGGACCGCGCAGGTCATGGCACGGCTGGAAAAGGAATTTCGCGAGGACAGGCAAAAGCGACTCAGTGGCTATCAACTGCATGACCATGTGTTACTGGCCAGCGGCGTCTCCGGCGGCAGCGTGGGGCTGGTGCCGTATCTGCTGGAGTATACGGCGCCGCGGGGGACAGCTTTTCCCGCGAACGACGACCTGCGCGACAGGCTGACCATCGGGCCCGGTTGTTCCAGCCTGGAGGCGGCGGCGTGGGGGCTGGAGTACTACGACCTGCAGCGGCTGGCGCTGACCTTCCGCCTTCCCATTCTGCAGTCGGCACAGCAGTCGCCCGAGGACCTAACTACGATGGTCGCGCCGGATCGCACCTGGGCGCTGAGCCGCGCATTGAATCGCAACCTGAACGACCCCCAGTGCGGGGTCTCGCCTAAGACACCAAAGGTGCCGAATGGCGAGCAGATCACACTCGGCCAGGCAGCTAAGAACCTCAGCAACGGTACGATGCCGGCGTTCACGCTCAACACCACCGTGGCCGAGAGCGGCGGGCGGTTTCTGCTTTCGAATTACATGGTGCCGCATGCGGTGACGACAGATCCGCGCAACACGGAGTTCCTGCCCGCCGAATCGTTCCTGCAGGCGTATGCGCTAGACCCTTGCTGTGCGAACGGTCCGCACGGAGAAAAGCTCTTTGCCGACCTGCCCCTGTCCACGGCCTCGCGTCTGAGCGCGACGTTTCCTGTCGTTTCGTCGGCGACGCGAATTCCGCGGCAGTACGCGAAGGCGGCGTCGCACTTTCTGGACGGTGGCTACTTCGACAACGATGGCACAGCGTCGGCGATCGAGTTTTTGTATTCGGTGATGAACAAGCGAGTGGACGACCAACGCCAAGCGGAGGCCGACCACCAGCCGGTGAAGACCACAAAGCCGCTGAAGGTGCTGCTGGTGGAGATCCGCGACGGTGCTGACCTCGATCCAAACTTGGAGCAAGACGACTTGCAGGACCAATCCGGCTACGGCCACCCGCCGGCCCCCTGGTGGACGCTGGATCAACTGCTGGGGCCGGTGGAGGGGCTATGGAACGCTGGCCACGTAAGCGTGACGCGCCGCAATCGCCGCGAGCTGTGCGAACTGGAAACGGCGTATGCAGACAAGTTGTTCATCCATCACGTGGTGTTTGCGATCCCGCAGCAACTCGACGATAAGCAAAAGCCGAAGCCTTCGCCGCTGAGCTGGAAGTTGACAGCGAGCCAACTCGCCTACATCTCATCGGTCGCGCATGGAGACCAGTCCACGGCTACGAACCTGGCGGTCGAGAATGCAATGGATTGGGTGGCGAAGGCGGAGAGGTCGACGCCATCTTCCGAGGTGTGTACTGTCGCTAATCCACCTAAGCAGTGATGGGCCCACTTCGTGGCGCGTGTGAAGATACTCAAACAGCAGTACCAGAACATTTGGAAATGGGAACGATGGGCAGCGAGGCTGACGGCTGCTGACGCCGCGGACGCTCTCCAGCAGCCTAGTGCAACGTCCTGAAGAATGCCGACGCTCACTATGAGGATATTGATTGGGTCGGCGGGATTTCGATGCCGAAGGCTTAGGATCCAGAAAGCCAACAGGCACCTTGTCCAGCAGGGGAAAGACCCCAAGACAGTTCAGACACTGCACCGCTACCCAGACAGTCGCCACAACCCTCGGACTTCCAACTACATACAAGACTTCGTGGGTCGCCTAAATACGGCGAAATACGTGTAGAGGTCTGCCACGGGTTCATCTCACAACGGCCATGGGAAGAGGGAACGATTATGACGCTCTGTGACGCGGCCGACCTCACCGAGAGATAGGTGACCCGGCCCGCCCGGCCCCCTGGTCCCGAACCGGGTTCGATGGTCATTTGAAATTTGTTGAATTCTCGTGGTTTTAACTGATTTTGATTGAAGTACTTGCTCGCTGTTGTTGAAAGCCATGGTGTTTTTGGAGGCTCCGTCAGCTACAAATTCGACTACAACAAGCAATCTCCCAAACTTTGGTGCACACAAGCGCCCCGCTTCCCGTTCTGGATCCGAACTCTTTAAAAACGTGGAGATTCAAACGATGGGCCGCCTCGGAAAGAATGGCAAGATTTTGGCCTCAAGTTCCGTATGCCCGGTGAAGTAAGCGAGTGGTCGCCGACCCTCAGTGTCCCAATCGGCTCCAACTGCAGGGTTGAGCTTGCCGATTTTCGTGAAACCATCGCTCAGTACTGGCAGTTCTGTCAGTTGTTGGTGTGAAACGGCACTTGTACATTCAAACAACATGAAGCGCGAGAATCCGGCTCGGTGCCGGGGGCGAAGCAAAACTCAACCCTCCGACTGCGAAGCTCAATGCCTGCGCAAGAAATGAAATGACGAAAGCAAGCCATGAAAACTTCGAACGAAGAAACAGGCGCCGACCAGATTGAGGAGGCGATTTCGAGCAAAACACTTTCCCGTCGCGATCTGTTGGTCGACCTCGGAGTGTTAGGAGCGACCATGTTATTACCTGAAGTTCTATCGGCTGCGTCGAAAAAGATTACATTCACCATCCTCCACACCAACGACCTGCACTCGAACTTCGTCGGAATGAGTCCGGCTTCGGACTACACGCCCTTCACAATCGGGAACGATAAGACGCTTGGTGGTTTCGCTCGTCTGGCCACGTTAATTCGGGAAAGAAAAGAGGCCAATCAGAGTCGCGGCCCGGTGCTGATTTTGGACGACGGCGATTACAGCATGGGAACAGCTTTCGCTGCCGCCATCCGCGACACTGGTGGGGAATTGCAACTTCTGTCGCACATGGGATTCGATGCCACGACCCTGGGCAACCATGACTTCGACCTTGGCCCTGACGGCCTGAGCCGATCGATCGACGTGGCTTCAAAAGCCGGACGGGTTCTGCCAGTGGTCGCCTCCAATACCCACTTCGACAAGAATGACGCGACGCTGGTTGACCTCCAGCGCTTGGCCAGGTTTGGCGTGATCCGCCGACATCTCGTGATCGAGCGCGGCGGCATTCGCTTCGGCATCTTTGGGTTGATTGGTAAAGAGGCTCAGTTCTACACGGTTGGCGCGGGCGCGATTACGTTCTCCGATCCCATTGAGACAGCTAGGGAAATGGTGGAGGTGCTCCGCAAGACCGAGAAAGTGGACGTGGTCATCTGCCTGAGCCACAGTGGCGTAGTGCAGGGGAAAGACGGGCGCTTTACAGATGGAGAGGACGTCAGTGTGGCCAGAGCCGTGCCCGGCATCGACGTTCTTATTGGTGGCCACAGTCACACTCCACTGCACGAGGCAATTATCGTTAACGATCGCGTTCCTGTTGTCCAATCCGGGAAATATGGAGAGAATCTCGGCGAACTTGTGATCACGATGGAGGGCGAGAAGTTGAAGGTGGATTCGTATCGGCTCATTCCGGTTGACGACACGGTTTCCGGGGACCGAACCATTGGCAAAGAGGTCGACGGTTACAAACAGACCGTCACCCAAGTTGTTTTCGCGTCGCGCGGTTACAGCATCGATGAGCCGCTGGCCGTGGCGCCACAGGATATTCCCAACACCTTTACGGACATCGCCGCCAGCACACCGCTCGCCAACCTCGTCACGGACTCCTTCCGGAAAGCCACAAAGGCCGACATAGCACTCACCGCCAATGGAATGATGCGCAGCGGCTTTACTCGTGGGATTTCAGGCGTGCAAACGGTCTACGATGTTTTTGCCGTGGCGCCACTCGGCACTGGAGTAGTGGATACGACCGCCGGCAGCACGCTCGTGACCGGCTACTTCACGGGTCAAGAGTTGAAGCACATGCTGGAATTCTTTCTCGTGGATAACCCCGCCCATCCAGGCGAATACTTCCCGCGCACCTCCGGCATGAGATTCCGCTACGACACGTCACGCCCTACGTTTGATGTCGTGACGGCTATTGAACTGGGCGATCTCGATCGCGGCTACAAGGCGATCGACATAACCGCGCAGAACCAGAAGTTGTACAGCCTCTCGTGCCCCTTGATGTTTGGCTTGATTGCCATGGCCATCCCAAAATACACCAAGGGCAAACTTTCGCTTTTACCCAAGAACAAAGAGGGGCAGCCTCTCAAATCGAGAGTCGAGGCACTCGAGGATCTTCGAAGTGGCACGCCAGATCTCCTTTCGCCACAGGGAAGTGTTGATAGTGACTGCGTCGCCACCTCAACAGAGACAGGCGTAAAAAGAGAGATCAAGGAATGGCAGGCGATCATGGATTACCTTCGCAGCTTGCCGGTCAAAACCAAAGGCGCATTGCCCATCATTCCGGTTGATGATCGTGCCCGAGAGGTCCGGGCGATTAAAGCAGTTTGATTCGCAAGCATATTGTTAGCTCTTGTCCCTTGGGTAAGCTGAGTCCATATAGAGAATGGCCGTTCAAACGAATGCAGAGCAGAGCCGCCGTGCCTTGTGTGGAACTACTCTCTAAGCATCTCGAAGAGTGGCGCAGGGAGTCTTCGTATGCCGGCGATGACGATTGGGTATTCGCCTCTGATCGGAACAAGGGGAAGACGCCCCGCAGCGGGAGCATTCTGGTCACCGACTACCTGAAGAAGGCAGCCTACGATGCGGGTGTTCTGAAGAAGGGAGAGAAAGTGCAGTTCGGAATGCACAATCTCCGGCACAGTTTGGCGACGTATCTAATTGCGGTCGGTTGCGACATCAAAACGGTCCAGACGATCTTGCGGCACGCCAACCCGCTGACCACGCTTCAGCTATATGCTCACGGTCGCAGCCAGGACCGCTCTGACGCCCAAGGGGATATGCTGACGGCGTTTTTCGCGCCGCCTACGAAGCCGCCCACGGATGTGGTGCAGTAGTAATCGCGGGTGGATCACGGGTGAGCGATTTTAGAGGGATTTATGGCGTGCCCATTAACTTATTGATTATATGGAAGTAATCTGGTGGCGGAGGACGGGATCGAACCGTCGACCTACGGGTTATGAATCCGTCGGCCTACGCTCCCCATCCGTCGCTCTATCGACCAGAACCTGATCAGAACGGAACAGACTTCTCGGTTAGACTGTGATCGAAAATACGCCTGAACTCCCCCGGGTTGTCAATACCCCGAACGGTTGAAACTGTGCAAAACTGCTCCCTTTTCCCCGTAACTCTCTTGATGCGGCCCCTTCTTCCGGGCCGGGTTCGCCGGCTGCTCTTCCCAGGCCGCCCGCGCCCACTGCCGGCGCGCCATCAGGCTGATCGCCGTGTAGTGCTGCTGCATGCGCACGGTCATGTGTCCGGCGAACGACATGATCACCTGGATCGGCGCTCCCGCCTCCGCCATCCGCGTGATCGCCGTGTGCCGTAAATCATAGGGGCGTAACCAATTCAGGTTAGCCGCCGACCGCACTTCCGCCCACCGTTTCTTCAACCCGGAGTCCGACATCCCGCGGCAGGGATCGTACTTCCCTTTGCTCGCCTGGATGGGGAAAAGATAGTGGTGCGGCGCCGTCGCCCCGAGCTCTCTCGCGCGCGCCAGCAGCCACTCGAGAGCGAACACAACCTCGGGCGTTTCGAGCGGAATCGTGCGGATGCGATATTTATTTTTTGCGCCCTCTCTCCGGATCTGCAAAATGCCCTGCTGGAGCAGCACGTCGCCGATCCTCAGGTTCCTGAGCTCGTTGGTCGAGGCCGTGGTCTGCAGAGCCAGCGTCGCGTACCAGAAAATAAACTGCCACTTCTCCCGGCTCGCGGCGGCGCGCAGAAACCGTGCCTGCTCCTCGGCATCCATCGCCCGGCAGACGTCGCTCTCGACCGGCCTGAGCGGCTGAAAGAAGCTGTCCTCGTCCGCGCCCCACAGGCGCGCGTCGCGCAGGATGCGTTTCAATAAAGCAATCTCCTTGCGGATGCGGTTCGCCCCGCAGGGCTTCTCCCAATCCCCCACGCTTTTATCGCAGTAGGCGCGCGCCGCCTGGTAGGCGCGCAGATGCCCGGCATGAATCTCGCCCAGCTTCAGCCTGCCGAAGAATTTTTCGAGAGCCGTCGCGCAGGTCCGGTAATCCTTGATGCTCTTGGGCGCCAGATAGGAGGCGTCGGAAAACTGCAGCGTGCCCTCGGGCCGCACCATGGTGCGCCAGGCGAGCCAGACCTTGAAGGCTTCGGGAAACGGCATGTCCGCTTTCAGTGATTGGTGCAGCAAAGTTCGGGCCCCTGCACAGATCGGACAGTCTACGTGTCCCGGTGTGTGTTTCTCTCGGAGAAATAGGTTAGGGCCACTATAAACCACCTTGGAACCGTCCTTTTGTGCCGGAACGCACAGAAAAAGTAGGAAACAGGTGACTATAGTGCACCGCCTGTCATGCCGATAGCAAGTTAAAAGCTTGACAAACAGTCAGGTAAGGTCGAAAGCATGACCCCGATGAAGCGGATGACTTTCCGGATCAGCGCGATCCAGAGAGCGCAGTTGAAGCGCCTGGCCGACAAGCTGCAGGTCGACCAGGCCAATGTGGTGCGTCTGGCGATCACCCGCCTGGCCGAGCAGGAAGGCGTCGCGCTTTCCCCGAAACGAAGGTCTCCTTAGAAAAGTCTGCCCGTCGCCGACGCGTTGAGACTGCTTAATCTAGTCAACGACCGCGCGCGCCCGTTCCCTTCACGCGCGATCAGGTACTTATGGCACCCCGCCGGCATCCAGGCCATCACGCCCGGCCCATACGGTTTATACGCGCCTGCCTCGCAGTCTCCGGCAATCAGGCTCTCGAGATAGTCGAGCTGCGCCGGCGAGATGCGCCGCACGTTGGCCGGCATGTCCGGCTGCGCGCGCGCGAAGATCGAGTCGATCAGGTCGAAGGCCGTCATTGAATGGTGATCTCGTAGACGTCGAGCTCGATCGTGCCGGCGGTCGCCGAGGCCGCCGAGGTCGCCGCGCGTATCCAGACGTTGGAGATGTTGGTGCCCGAAGGCACGGTAAGCGTGTAGCCCGCGGCGGCCGTGTTCGCGCCCACGGAAAGCAGGGTTGTATAGGTCGAGCCGCTGTTAAGGCTGGCCTCGAGAAGCGCCGTGACGCCCGAGCCGGTCACGTTTTGGACCCCCGCCTTGACATGCAGCGTCGCCGAGGAGCTGAGCGTCACGTTGGCGAACTCCCACCACGTGCAGTTCGCGCCGTAACCGGCGCCGGTGCCGTAGGAAAGACCGGGCAGCGCGTCGTAGGTGCCGGGGTTGCCGTCATAGGCGTTCGCAGGCGCGGTCTGGTTCAGCTGGCCGCCAAAAAGATAGCCGCCGGGCGCATAGACCGAGCTGCCGCTTCCAGGCGTCACGAGCGACCCGATCAGGTAGTAGCCGAGCTTGTTCAGAAAGTCCGCCGCGTTCTGCGTCGCGATCGGCGTGATGGCGCCGCCGGCGAAGGTCGGGTCGATGTAGTAGACGTAATAGAGCTGGTTCTGGTTGAGGCCGGTCAGCGTGTACGCGCCGGCGGTCAGACAGTTGACCGTGACGATGCCGACCGTGGCCGTGAAGGGCTCGACGATGATGTTGGCGGTGCCTCCGGAAAGCGCCTGGCCGATGAGCGTTCCGGCGATCGCGACGTTGACGCCGTTGCTCGAGACGATGGAAAGCGTCAGGCTCGCCGCCAGGCCGGTTACCTCGACCCAGCCCGAGAAGGTCGCGTCGGCCCGCAGCGAGCGGATGCGGATGTTGTAGGACTGGCCGCCGATCAGCGGACCAATGAAGGCCTCGAACAGGCCCACGTCGACCGACCCGGCATCGAGCCAGGAGCCCGCGCCCACGAGCTGGTACTGCATCTGGATCTGCTTGACCGTGATATCCGCCGGCGCCGTCCAGCTGACCAGGGCCCGCGGATGGACGACGCCATCCGCGCCCACGATCGCCGTCGCGGCCGAGGAGACCGCCGTCATCGAGGAAGGCGCGGCGGGCGAGGCCGGGACCTGGGCGGGCGCCGCGGGCACGTCGTAGGCGGTGAGCTCCTCCTGGAGGCTCCACTCGTAGACGCTTGAGTCGGTCTCGCAAACCGTGGCCGCGCAGCTGAGCGCCGGCGCGTCGCCCTCGCCCTTCGGATCGGAGACCACGAAGCGCATGCCTACGACCTCGAGCACCTTCGCGGTCCAGCCCAGGGCCGGGCAGCTGAACTCCATCACGTCGGTCGGCTGCATCTGCCAGCCCGCGAGCTGCATCGGCAGCGTCCCCATGCCCTGCCACCTGTTTCTGAGCAGCACGATCTTCGCCACGCGCTGCGCCTGGACGATATCGAGCACGCCGCGCAGCGAGAGCTCCTTGGGCAGCTGAACGCCGCCGTCCTCGACCAGCCATTCGTCGGCCGCGAAGCCGTGGCGCACGTCCTGGGCATACTGCGGAAAGTTCGTCGGCTGAAACGCGAAAGGCCACACGTTGTCGATGGTCCCGTAATACCAGCCGTTGGCGTCGTAGAGCTGCCCGGGGATCCCGCCCGTGTTCTTGGTCGAGTAGGGATAGTTGGGCGCGATGTAGGTGCCGTTGACGCGGTTGATCAGGTCTTTGAAGCTGCGGTTCGGCGTCCACTGGATGGCGTCCGTCAAAATCGACTGCGAGAAGGTGAAGCTCGGACCCTGCCAGTAGGCGGGCCAGATGAACCACTGGCCGCCGATGCGGCTGATTCTTCCCGCGGCCGAGGGCAGCATCATCGCCAGGGCGTCGCCGGGCGAGACGGACGTGTCGTAGTGGATGTGCTGCGTGTAGTTGGCCGTGTTGCCCTGCGAGGTCCCGACCAGCTCGTCGCAGACGTTGGCCGCGGCGACCAGCTGCGCCTGGTTGACCGAGTTGTCGCCCAGGCCCCAGACCGGATCCGTGATCACGTCGGCCACCTGGAGGGCCCAGTTGATGCTATAGCCGTAGGTCGAGGTTCTCGGGTCCCAGATGTTGTTCTTGCCGGTGATGGTGACGCGCTTCTCCGGAGGGTTGGGAAAGTTCGTCGTGTCGTAGCCGACGTTGATGTAGAGATAGGCGCAGCCGCCCAGGTACGGGCTGCCGGCGCCCGCCGGGCCGCCGCTGGGCGCGTCGAGAGTCACCGAGGGCGCTCCAGTATAGCCCGAGCCGACGTTGGTCATTTGGATCGCGATGACGCGCCCTCCGGAAAGCATCGCGGTTCCCGCGGCGCCCGATCCGCCGCCGCCGCTGAAATAGACGTTCGGCACGGTGGTGTAGCCGAGGCCTTCATTCACCATCGAGCAGCTGTAGATGGCGCCCCCGGCCTCGTTGGCGATGGCCGTCGCCTGGTTGCTGCCGATGCCCCCCGAGCCCCAGTTGGAGTCATTGTTGGTCAGCGAGCCCATCACGTCGCCGGGCGCCTGGTCGCCGAAGCGGACCTCGACATACACCTTGCCGGCGAAGTCGTAATGCTGGCCGTCGGGCCCGATGCCGTAGCCGAGCCCGTAGCCGGGCTGCGAAGGATCCTGCTGGTCGGCCGCCGCGGTGCCCCCGAAGGTATAGGCGCCCTGGATCTCGACCTCGGTCGCGGACGAGTAGCCCGCGCCTCCGGAGACGATCGCGACGGTCCACGTGGGCGATGTCACCGTTCCCGTGTTCGTTGCCCAGGCCACCGCGCCCGAGCCGCCGTTCGGATCGTAGATGCGCACGCGATAGCCGTCCATCGGCTTGATGTTCGCGAGGCCGCTTCCGCCGGTGGCCGAGATCGCCGTGATCACGCCGCCCGTGATCGTGCGCGAGACCGTCGGAGGCACGGCCATCGAGCCGCAGCCGATGTTGGCATGGTGACCGCTCGGGTTCACGGTCTGAGACCAGTAGACCTGGCGGCCGTCGAGATAGAGATTGACGAAGGCGTCGATCGTGTGCGTCGCGGCCACGTCGACGTAGTTGTAGACGTAGTTTCCCCCGGACCCGCCGGCGCCCGTGGTCGACTGATAGATCGTCGTGCAGCCGATGCGCTGCATGCCATAGACAATCTGGCGCAGCCCCGCGGCCAGCCGGGTGGTGATGTTCTGCCCGCGGTTCGAGGTGAGCGCGTTGGCGATCGCGCCGGCCTCCATCGACAGGCCTCCGGCGGCAAGGCCGATCATCAGGTTCAGCAGGATCGGCGTGAAGAGCACGTTGAGGCCCGGCACGAACAAAAGCGCGGCCGCGCCGACCAGCATCGCCGCTCCCGCAATCGCCTTAGACATGCCACGCCCTCAGAACTTCGGTGATGGAAACGCGCTTCAGGCCGTCCGGCCCGGCGGCCACGATATGGCGCCCGCTCAGGTGGACCAGGCCGCTCACAGGCCGGCCGGTAATCTCATCCTCATAAACGACCAGGTCGCCGCGCTGCGCGCAGAGAGGATGACGCCACTCCTCCAGGCCGTGCTTCGCCGCGCACCAGGCGGCCGCGTCGGCAACCGTCGCGCCGCCGGCGACGGTCCGGATAGCCTCAAGCGCGCCGGCCTCGTCGGAATACTTCCCGCGGAAGTCCGCGGCGATGTCGACGCCTGTCATGACTTCGATCCCGTCGGCCGCAAACAGGGCGCAGTCGTGCGTGCCCCAGGCGAAAGGCGTGGCCGCGCGCGAGCGCAGGAATGCGTCGAGCCCGCGCGTGGCCCAGTGTTCGATGCGTTTCATGAGGACCTCAGAGGATGGATGACTATCGCGCTACTTGCCCGCCGGCCGCGCATCCAGGCCATGTTCGGCGAGGATGGCCGCGACATCATCGATATGAAGGCAGTCAACCATGCAGGCGTAGTCGTTGGGCGGCTGAATCGCGGCAATGTTGCCGTTGCAGTAGTCGTTGCCGGGAGTTGCGCTGTGCAGGACGCCGAACGACTCGATCCTGCCGCCCGAGAGTTTGACGATCTTGTCTCCGTTTTTTGCTTCGCGTCCGTTGCGATAGTGCATGGAAAGAATCCTTTCGGTTGAGGCGGCGGTTACGGCGCCCACTTCAGCGCCTGGTCGTTGAGAATCTCCACCCAGTTGAAGGCGGTGTCGCCGGGGTAGTAGAGATTCTGGTCGGCGGCCGTGTAGCGGCGCATGTTGGCGCGCTGCAGGTTGACCAGCCGGTTCTCGAGCTTGAGCGCGATCGTCAATGAATCGACGCCGATCTGCAGCACCGGCTGATCGACCGTGCCAACGAAGTACGGGTAGGGCGATCCGATGATGTTGCCGCTCGCGTCGAACAGCGCGAACCAGATGGTGACCGGAGCCCCGAGCTGGATGTCGGTCAGGCATTCGGCCAGCAGGGCCGGGTCGATGCCGCTGAGCGAGATGCTCGTTCCCTCGGCGTTCACATCGGTGCCTTCGGTGACGTCGCCGATCTTGCCCACATCGCCCACGCCCGTATAGGTGTTGCTGTTCCACACAACGCTGCCGGTGCCCGTGGCCACGTGCACGAGCTCGCTGCGAAACTGGATATCGAGCAGGAACCCGGGCCGGATGAACGCGCTGGTCAAAGGCGCGATCATCGCCGAGGAGATGTTGCGGCTCATCGCGCCTCCTCGCACTTGAAGCTCACCGCGGCCAGCTGCGTCACGTCGATCGAAAGCTGGCGCAGGTTCGTCGCCAGGCGGAACAGGCCCGTGCAGGCATTCAGAACAATGGAAGTCGCATCCGCCGGCTGCTCGCGGATGCTCGGCCAGATATTAATCGTCGCGTTGCCGCTCGAGTCGCTCGAGGCCGCCTGCAGCGCCATATAGAGCCGGTAGCCGACCTGCAGATACTGCCCGGGCGCGACGACAGGGACCGAGACCTGCCAGCCGCGCGTGACGAGCGAGCTCGATGCAGGGAGGTTCATCGTCGAGGGCGACGACGTATTGCACACCGGCGTGGATCCGACGGTTGTGACCAGCGGCGCGGTGCGTGTCGGATCGCCGAGCTGGAAGGCGTTCGCCTTGCCCTGCAGGCTGGCGAGCCAGGCGTGCCACGCCGGAATGCTGCCATCCTGGAGGGGAGGCATCTCGACCTGCGCGCCCCATCGATCCGCCCCCGGCCACTGCTGCACCTGGGACTGCGCGGAGAAGGGCGAGGTGACCTCCGCGACGGCATCGCTCATCGTTAAGACGATGCTCTTGAAACCGGGCGTCGCGGGCGGATTGATGATCGTCCAGCCATTGAAGGTGGGATAAGACATGGTTGCGCTCCGCGCTCAGGGGGTTAGGGATCAGGGATTAGAAATGCAAGGGGCCGCGCGACGGCGCGCCCCTTGCCCCGCTCAGGCCTCGTCCGCGCGGATCTGCGCATCGGCCGTCGCTTCGATCTCTGCGTCCGTCGTTGCGATCGAAGCGACGAGCTGGGCGGCGGTAGGAACGCTGGAATCGCCGGCCGCCTTGCGGGCCTGCTCATAAGCGATCCACTGGCTGATGAGATTTTCAGCCAGTGGCGCCAGAAGAGTAATCGCTGTTGCTGCCATGCTTCCTCAGTTCCCGGCGTAAGCCGACATGATCCCGTTGACGGCGATCTCCGCTGCCGCGATCGCGGCAATGATGGTCGCCTGGGTTTTTGCATCTTTGATGGCAAGAGCGCCGTTTGATACGTCCGCCTGGAAGTCGGCCAGGAGAGAATCAACCTTCGCCTGGATCGTCGCCGGCGCGGCGGCGCTCGAAATCAAAGCCGAGACGGCGGTTGCGTCGATTGCTTCCTGCTTGAGCGCAGCCTGAATCTTCACGTCGATCGCGGCGTCGATCAGGCCGGCCTTTACGGCGGCGGTCTCCGCGGCCTGCAGGGCTGCGACGTCCGCCTGCACCTGGGCCAGGACATTCAAAGCTTTCTGGGCCGGAGCGATGGGCGCGGTCGGCGTACTGGTCGACACGGCGTTGCACCCGGCCAGGGGTGACAGCAGAATGAAGATCAATAGCAGCGCGCCGAGCTTCTGTGGTCCGGAGGCGGGAGGGATCGTAAGACTGCCGGGGTCCTTGGCCAGCAGCCCGAGCAGCGCCGTGGCGATGCCGGCGATGAGCGTAACGACGGTTCCTGTGCCGATATTGCCGAGGGTGACGCCCTGGCCCGAGAGAACGCCGGCGATGGTAGCGATGCCGATCAGAAGCCCGGCAATCGAGGTCTGCGGATGGTTCCAGATATTACTGAGCATGATTTTCTCCTTGGCTGCGGCGCGCGGACGAGGTGGGGCAGCCGTCCTCTGCGCACGCGAGCAGAGGACGGCGGAGAACGGCCATGGCAAGCCGCGCCCTTCGCGCCGGCGGGTAATCGGCGCGAAATTGGAGATCCGATTATTCGAGGTTGATTTTTGTCGGTTTTATGCCGCCGCAAGAAAGGCATCGTATTTGGCCAAAAGCGCATCCATCGACCGCCCCCCCTGGCCGTAAGAGTTTCCTGGAAAACTTGCCCAGATATTCGCGCAGAGGCGGATCGCCGTCTCGACCTCCCCCGCCTCGATGTCGGAGATGGCGCGGCGCTCGGTGATCTGCTGCAGCGCCACGGCATCCTGGCTCGCCGGCGAAAAATCGGGGAGGCTGAGCTGCTTCTTGTAGGCCTCGAAGTAGTGATGCAGGACCTGGTAGCGCCCCGCGGCGCTCGAGAACAGACCTGGGCGCACTTCGACGAGCGGATGCGTGGTGAAAGGGTGGTCGCTGTAATCCGTGAACACTTCCTCATGCTTCATCAGCATTCCGTTAGAGCCGGGCACTTCGCCGGTCACAATGACGTCGTAGCCATCGTTCACGGTGATGTCTTCGGTGCTCGTTCCCTCGCTCCAGGCGATAAGGTCGAGGAACGCTTTTAATTTCGGATCCATGTTTTCTCCAATGAAAAGGGCGACCCGAAAGCCGCCCTGGCGCGCAAATAATTTCAACTATTGTTTCGTCTGGAAATCGTCGCCGGATCCTCACTTCGATTCGGCGGGATCGAGCAGGCGCCACGCCGCGCCCACAACAAGCGGACCGTAGGTCTTGCCGATCCGCGTCTTGAGCAGCGCGATCTCTTCAGCCTTCAACACCGCATCGTTCTTGCCCCAGATCTTGCGGGCTAATTGATCGGCCTCGAATTTCTGCTGCCCGCTTGCACCGCGGTCTTCATCGAGAGAGATCTCGAGCGCATTTACGCACACGGCGCCGAGCGTGAGCTTTTCCGAGTTTTTGTCGCTGGTTACGATCAGCTTCCCATCGAAGCCGGTAAGGACTTTTGTAAAGTCAATATGCCGGGCGGTATCCGGCGCGGTCTGCGCGAAGGCGGCCGCCGGCGTAAAAGCCAGAAGCAAAAGTATGCGGACTAGAAGCCCGGCAATCGGGATCCGCGGATAGTTCCGGAGGTTATTGTCCATGATTTTCTCCTGATTGATTGGTTCTGTTGTGAGGTTGTGGCCGCGCGGGCCTAATTGCCGCCGCAGCCCGAGTAGACGAGCTCGTATGCCGTGCTCGCCGTGGGCGCGGTGCCCACATTGAAAACGATCGTCGTCGTGGTCTGCGTGAGGCGCGTAGGAAGCGCTGTATAAGGGGACGCCGCCAGGTAGACGGTGCCTGTGCAGCTCGGCTGATTGGTTCGCGTCGTTCCCGTGGTCACTGTGAGTAGCGCGCCCGTCGTTGTGGCCGTGCCAACGGTGAAACTGATCGTCCCGGTAAAGCTGTCACAGACGTGAGAGGTCGTGCAGGTCGGCGTGCCGGGGGAGCTGCCCGCCGCCGCCCCTGCCGCAAAGGAAGCTGTGCCTGTTCCCGAGTAGCTGGAGACGTTGCTGTGAGCCAGCCCGTTCATATTCATCCCGGTGCTGCTCAGCGACGCAACGTTCGTGCCGGCAGCCTTGGTGCCCTGCGTCCCGATATAGAAGTTGATCGCGGTGGCGGGCTCGCCGAAGGAAGTACCGCCGCCGATATCGAGGATGCTGCTCGACGAGGTGCTGTTGGTCAAGATCATCGTCAACGGGTTCCCCGAATAGGCGCCTCCGAGGACGCGGCAGATTGAATTCGTGTTGGCCGTCGTGGAATTTCTGCAGATTATATCGCCGGCAACGTCCAGGTATACGGAAGCATCGCTGCCGCTGTTAAAGGTTGAGGTTCCGGCAGCCAATGTCGAGCTGAAAGCTGCGGTGGTCCCGGTGACGCCTCCCGTAAAAGCCGCGCCGGCCAGCAGGGCATAGTTGGCGATGGTGGCCGTGGCCCCCGTGCCAAGGCCTGTAACCTGTGTTTCAGGGAGCGAGAGCGCGGAGAGCGTTGTGAGTGTGGAATTGGAGGTGGCCGTGATATTGGCGGCTGTGCCGGTCGTATTCTGATTCCAGGTGGGCGTTGCCTCGCAGCTTACCGCCGTGCCGGTTGAGGCATAGTAAGCAAGCTCGCCGGCCGTTCCGCAGTTGTTCACCGTGCCGGATCCCGCCGGCGCGTAGTAGCCCTGCACGCCGCCGCTCACCCCCCAGAAGGTTCCGTTGGTGTTGCCCGTGGCAAACGCGCCGGTGAGCTGCGTATAGGGCAGCGCCAGGTTGGGGAGCGTGGTAAGAGTAGAGTTGGAGGTTGCCGTAAGCTGCGTTGCGGTGATGCCGCCCGAGCCGATCGCAGCAAGTACCCCGGAAGAGTTCATCGCGACGCCATTCGCCGTCCCTTGGGCGGTAGCCTGAAAAGGAAGCGCCGTGGATGTCCCTATGGTGGCGGCCCATAGTACCGGTCCCGTCGATGTGTTTCCCGTCGTGTCTTTGAACGTGAAAATGCCCGCCGAGGGTGAGCCCGTGTCCGCGCCCGCGATCCAGGTCATATCGTTCGCCGCGCCGCGCGCGCCTCCCGCCCAGGTAAACGTCGTCGTATTGGCCAGCGGCATCGACAGCGACATGTTGGCGGTCGGATTCGTCAGCCCGCTCCAGGCCACATTGGTTGCAGTGGCCGCGGTCGTAGCGTTGATGGCGCCGGCTCCGATCGCGGCGAGCACCCCGGAAGAGTTCACCTCGATACCATTGGCTGTCCCTTGAGCGGTGGCTTGAAAAGGCGGCGCGGTGGATGTCCCGATGGATGCCGCCCAAAGGATAGGGGCCGTAGAGGTGTTGCCCGTGGTGTCTTTGAAGGTGAAGATCCCGTTCGCCGGCGAGCCCGTATCGGCACCCGCAATCCAGGTCATATCGTTGTGCGCGCCGCGCGCTCCATTCGCCCAGGTGAACGTCGTCGAAGTAGAGAGCGGCATCGCAATAGAAAGATTGCCGGCAGGAGCCGTGATCCCGTCCCATGGCATCTGCGTCGCCGCGATCCCGCCGGTGCCCATCGATTGCAACAGGCCCGCGGTTGTCATCTGGACCCCGTTGGCGGTCCCCTGGGCTGTAGCCCTGAAGGGGAGCGCCGTCGAAGTGCCGATCGTGGCTGTCCAGAGCAAGGGAGCGGTGGATGTATTCCCGGTTGTGTCTTTGAACGTGAAGAGCGCCAGGGCCGACGAATTCGTATCCGCGCCGGCGATCCAGGTCATGTCGTTCGCCGTGCGCGCGCCCCCCGGCCATGTGAATGTTGTGGCTGCGTTTGTCATCGCCAAGGAGAGCGCCCCAGTGGGTGCCGTGAGGCCGCTCCAGGACGTGTTGGCCGCCGTCGCCCCCGCCGCATTGTACGCAGCGCCTGGACGTGCCGCCATGGATGCCATCAGGTCGCTGGCCACAATGCCCAGCAGCTTGGCGCTGGGATGAAGATTGTCGTAGGAGGCATACATCCCGTTAGCCGCGCCCCAGGTATACGACAACACCTGTGTGTAGTCATCCACAAAGGGAAGCGGCGCCCCGTTCGTGCCTGGGTTTGTATTCGCCGCAACCAGCGCTTCGAAAGCCGTATAAATCGGAGCTTGCGCGGTGGCCACGGGATCGTTTGATGGGTTCAGGCGCCACGGGCTCAGCAGAATCACGTCGCAACCGGCCGACTGCAGCGCGTTGATGAGCGCCTGGCCGTAGGTGGCGAGCGCGGCCGCGTTCTGCGCACCCGTGTTTCCCGAATTCTGAACGGCATAATTTTCTCCGAGACCGCCGATGTCGATTATCGCCAGGTCGCAGCCGAGGGCCGAATAGACGGCCGACTGGCCGCCGCCAAAACCGGTGCTCGTATCATCGGCCTGCGCGATGTTTTCCGAGCCGCTTCCGGCCAGCTCAAACACAACGTGCGAGGTTGTGCTGTCGTAGGCCTCCATGCCGATGACATGAACTTCCCCGGCGCTTTGAGAGACGTTCAGGGTATGCGTGCCGACGCCGGAGAAAGCCGTGAGTGTCTGCAGGACCACACCCGAAGTACCCGATGTGTTTTGCGTGGCCGGTGTTCCGCCGTCGATGTTCGCCGAGGCGGTCCCAAAGCTTGGGCTGACCGCATAGAGCACGCGGAAAGTATCCACGGGACTCGGCGTACCTAGAGATTGAATCGGGCTGAAGGTCATCGGCGAAGCGGAAGCGGTTGCTTTGAATGTGGAGTAGCCGACCGACCTGACGGTCAGGTCCTGAGCGAAAGAGGTTCCGATCGTGAAACGGGAATCGGAGTTGCTGAAGGTCGGGATGCCGGGAAAGCTGGCCGTGGCCGCGCCGTCCCCATAAAGGCTGTCCAGCGTGGCATTGATTCCATAGGTTGAATTCAGCGAGAGCGCCTCCTGGCCGGCATAGGAACAGAGCGGATCGTTTGCGTCCGTGGGGTCGCAGTGAGCCCCGTAGGTTGTAGACGGCCCGATAACCCATACCCTGGCGATCACCGGAGTGCTGCTGGTTCTTACCTGCTGCAGCATCGCCGTCCAATGCGGCGTCTGCGCCGGCGGCGACCAGGCAGAGATGCAGCTCGAGCCGATGCAATGCTGAGGCGCTGTAACCGTGGCAAACGTGGCGCCACCCGCGCCGCCTATATTCCCGCCCGTCGTCGATGTCAAGCCATTCGCGGGAAGCGCTGCATTAGCCGTAGCCTGCGCCGCGGAAGCCGCCGATCTAGCGGTTGCGTCCGTCGCGCTGGTAGCCGTGGCCGCATTGCCGCCGATATTAAGCGCAGCCGCAGTGCCCGTGAGGCCCGTGCCGGGGCCCGAGAATCCTCCTGCGGTAATGGTGCCGGGCGCGTTGAGATTATTCCCGGTCGCGTCGATGGTGAGGTTCGAAGGACCAATGCCGGAGGTGCTCGAATACTGCGGAATCTGATATTGCGAGCCCGTGGCGATATTGGCAGAGCTTCCCGGCGGCCCTTGCGGCCCCTGCGGTCCCTGCGGGCCATACTGGGTCACCGCCAGCGCGGTCAGGTTGGGCGGATAGGCATCGAAGTTGCACGTGCCTCCATTTGGCGAAGCGGACGCAGTACACCAGGCGTTCGCCCCGGTCACCGCTGTCCCGGAGCCGGCGGGCTGTACGCAGCTAAGCCCAGGGCCCAGCAGCTGCGCGCCTGTTGCGTTATCTGTAGCTGTGACGCTGAAGCATACGTTCACGGGCCAGGTGAGGGCCGTGTCCGCGATCTGCATGCTCCATGCGCCGTTCGTGATAGTCGCCGTCACCGGTGCCAGCGTCGTCTGCGCATAGCCGCCGCCCACCTTGGTCGCGCGGTAGCCGATCGGCACGCCGGAATTATTGACGGGCGTAAACGTGATGGTTCCGTTCGCCACCGGCACGAGCCCGGTGGAGTCCATGACGTTCGATCCGGAGATCGTCAGATAGCCGTAGGGTGCCTGCGCTGAGGCGAGCGCGCCTGCGGACGCAATGACAGCGAGCCCGCACGCAACCGTGCGCAGCTGTGTGAGCAGCTTGGACATTGTTTTCTCCGGGAAGTTATAGTGAAGCTTTGAAGAGTCAGGAAATCAAGGCGACGCGTTAGCTCCGGTAACGCGGTTTTCGGTCATCCATTTCCCTTCCGGCCCTTATAGTCATGGCACCAATTTGGGGAGCAAGCTTCTCCACGGCCCGATGCGCGGCTTGATCTATCGCGGCCGGGTCAGTTGCGCCACGCGCATCGATGTTCCAGTGGTGATGCACGTCGCCGCCGCTGCCCAACATCTTCGACGTGTCGCCGGCGTTGTAGATGCGGCTCGTAGATCCCACCTGCAGCAGCTCCGTCCCCCTTTCGCCGGCGAGGTAGAAGCCGCCCGGGTTCATCACGCCGCCCGATTCCATAAAGCCCAGAAACTTCGCTGCGCCTGACAAGACGCCCAGGAAGCCACTCACGCCGCCGGCTGCCGCGGAGCCGCCGCCAGCCGCGCCGCCCTGCGCAAAGAGACTGCCGACGCCGGCGGCGCCCGGAAGTCCGTCCGCTGATTTCGTCCACATCGGGTTTCCCCGCGAACCAAGCTTGCCTGCGCCGCCCAGGCCGAAAGCCTTCATCAGCGAGCCTTCCGCGCCCTCGAGTCCCGTCTTCGCCAGGCCCGTGAAGATCGGCTTCGTAGCTGCCTTCCAGTCGCCTCTGCGGTATTGCGTGGTCATCAGCTTAACCAGCTCGTCGTTGACCGAGTTGATCGAGCTGTCGAGTTCGCGCTTAAAAATGCCTACCCAGTCTGTCGTCTTTTTTTCGAAGTCGATAAACGCGCCGCCGAGGCCCGTTTGAACGCTCTGACGCTCAAGGTCAGCTCGTTCTTTGAAATAATCGGCATCGGCCTTCTGGCGCTCGCCAAGAACGCGGAGGTATTCTTTCGTTCCCTCGTTGTAGATATCGAGCTCTTGGTTAAACGATTCGACCTTGAGCCTGTGCTCCTCATCGAGACCTAATTTGAGAATGCTCAGTCGCGTACCTTCAGATATCTGCCCGAGATCGACCTGGCCCTTTGTCGTGTCGGTAAGCGAACTATAGCTCGCTGTCGCCGAGGCTCGCAGGTTCTGCTGGCGTTCTGCCGCCTCCTGGCCGCGCTTCTCAAGATCGCGATAATACGCAGCGGATTCGCGGGTCTGCTCTTCCCAGCTCCGCTTGTCATTTTCGCCTCGGGCTGCTAAATCCTTAGATCCGTAGGCGTTGATCTCCTCGAGGATACGGTCGTGCTCCTTGAGAACGATCTCGTTATCTTTTACCATCTCGGAAACCATCTCGCCGCGAGCTTCTTGCGCCTTCTTCGCAGCATCAGCGCTGCCTTTTAGATGTTTAATTTCATCGCCCTTGTCGCTGCCTTCGAAAGTCTGTCGCTGCGACCGCATCATTTGCTGAAGCTCACGGCCACGGCCCTCAAGGATCGCAAGTACAGCATCTTGATTCAGGCCGCCATAGAGAGGAGCCCCAGGGGTCGCAATATCGCGTTTGATCTGCCCATGAAGACCGCGAATATCTGCCAGCTGCTGCTTCTCTTTTTCAAGCAACTCTAGCCGTTGCTCGGTCTGAATCTTTTCCTTTTGGGCGGCAGTGGTCGCCGCGTCTATGCGTTCCTGATAGCGCTCAGCGATTTCAGCGAGTTCTTTGCCTTGATTCTGGATCAACTTCCGAGTATCCTCAGTGCCCGCCTGTCCTGTAAATACCCCTTTGAGACTAGATATTTCACCGCGCTTGATTAGCTCATCCGCCGCCTTACTGTCGGCCTCGAGAGACTTCCACAATTTGTCCGCTTCGACGCGGGCCTCATCCAGCTCCGTCTTAAGCGTATTCGGATGTTTGCCCGTGAGCTTCGCGATCTCCGCGTCGAGGCGATCATTTGTAACAGCTTGCTCATCATTTGCAAGCTTAGAAGATTGAAGCATTGTCTCGAAGCCCTCGTTAATTACTCCAGCAGCTTCGCGGCCCTTTTTAACCCATTCCACAAGCTTATTTATCGATTCGCCGAATGCCATGCCAATGCCGACGATGGCAGCCGCAGGGAAGGCAGCAGCCATGAGGGGAGCTACGCCGGGGAGTTTGGCGAGAAAGCCTGCCAGATGTCGATTGAGGTTAATCCCTATCTCCTCACCGACTTGCTTTATGCCCGCCTTGGCCTCCGTCATGCTCTCTTTCATTTCGCGGCCGGCTTCGCGTGCCGAAGCTTTCGCCCTGTCGAGTTCGGTACGGAGCTTGACGGTGTTGCCGTCAATACTAACAAGCAGGCCAGCTACGACTTCATTTGGCATTTAGAGCCTCCGGATTAACAAGTGGGAGTGGCGCCGCGCCGGCTAGCGCCCGCCAGGTGTTGCATCGCGCGAAAACGTCTGCGCCTGTCGGCGACGCTGACCTAAGTTTGCGGCGGGCTTTAGGACCTAAGCCGAAATCACTGGGTTCAAGAGGCTTGCTTGGAGGAAATCGACTCCAGTTAGCAATAACCGCAGCAATTTTTCCAAAAAGAAATTCTTCGCGTACCTGCGCCTGCGCGTGGCGGTCCTTTAGCGCTTTGAATTTGCGCGGAGTGAGCGACCAGTACTCGGAATCAGTAAGACCGAGATCATAGCGCGCAATCGCCCAAATGCGAAGCCACCAAGCATAGCCCGTCAGGCTCTGGGAGGGTCCGGCTCTGCTGCTTCTTCGGATTCAGATCCCGGCATATCGCCGTTGAACGCCTCCATCGTTCCCGTATAGAAAGCGCGAGCTGTCTGAGGGGTAAACCAGCGCTTAACCTCCGACATTTCAAGCTCAGGCTGATGCAGAAGAAGGCCCACCCATAGCAACGCAATGATCCGGATCGGATCTGGGCCGATCGGCTCGATCGTCGGGTTCACGCCGACCACACGGTAAAAGGTATAAATGGCGGGGAAGTCGAATTCGATCCGACGAGCCACATCGTCGGCCTTTACGAATCGCTCGTTCGTTGCATCATCTTTCACAAACTCGAGCTTCATTTGTTTTCCTCCAATAGAAAGGGCTGCCTTCGAGGCAGCCCGGTAATTCCGAAAAAAGAATTTTCAGCTATGCATGACCGCGTAGACGATTCCCGCAACGACCGCAAACATAAGGTTGCCGACAAACACCGCGAAAGCGACCTTCCAAAAAGTTAGAGGGCTCGTCGCGGAAACCTCAACCGCAGCGCGTGAGTACGAAAGACTTTTTGCCGCTTCCTCTCGCTGTTCTTTAGCATATTCTGCCTGGCGTTGAGTAAGAGCTGCATCTGAACCAAGACTCATTAGAGCCTCCAAGGGCGCAGTATAGCACAACTTTCAAAAACAATAATGCAAACCTAGAAGATTTCTTTTTTGTCCTTCTAGCTCGGAGATTTGGAGGTTTCAGCTATCAAACAAAGCTCCATGGGCGTCATCTTATAGAGTTCATGGCAAGAGATGCCGAAATTCTGCAGAGTATAAGCCTCGATATAGTCCCACCATGCGCCGCCTATCAGGCCGTCAGGTATATGGAGAGCTGCCTGGAGGCGAGCATATGGGACGCAATCGCGCTCGATTGCGCGAATGAGCGCCTCGTCTATTTCCGGGTTACCTGTCGGTGGAACATAGGGCTTGCCTTCCGGGGTTATCTTCATATTTGCCTCCCGTTATTCTTACGCTGTTCGCTAGTTGAAACCGAGAGCTTTCTTCGCTGTCTCCGCTTTTTTGAGGCGGCCGACTGCCTTTTGCAGTTCAGTATCTAAAGCCAGGACCGCGTCGAGGTTCATTACCTCGCTGAGGGCCGCGCGTTTATTGCTGATCTCCACCAGGATCTCTGTCGCTGCAGCCTCGAGATGCGCACTATCGCGCCGCATTCGTGCAAGCAGGAAGTGAACCTTCTCGTGGAGCTTTTCCCACTGAGCTGCCTTGATTGTCAGCAGCGCAAGCTCAGCCTTCGCGTCCTCATATTCCAGCAACGCGTTCGCGCGAATCGCTCTTTTCTCGTCCTCGCCCATCACGTTCTCCTTTTAAGCCGCTCGCTTGATTTTACCGAGCGTTTCCTTCCAGTACTTCGCGATCCGCGCCTCCAGCTCCACAGCGGTGGCATGAAGGGCCGTCTTCCAGTATCTATCGAATGCGGGCCGGAGGACCGGATGCGCCGCAACGTGTCCCGTCGTGGTCCCGGATCCTTTTCGGCTTCGCTTGCCGTTACTCCACGCGCCTTGGCCGCCGTGAACAATCAAATGCCCGCGCTCAAGCCAGCGCATCACATGAGCCGTAAGCGGCCCCGCGCCGATATACCACGCGCGGCCGGAACGCCCGGCGACAGCGTGGATATCCGCTTTAAGCATTCCCGGTTTGAGTGAGGTGCTCTCCCCGGTGACTTCATCGGTGCGGACCGGTGTCAGCTCCATAACGCCGAACATAAGGACCGCCGCGCCCGCACCGAGCGATTGCTTGACCATCTTGTCCTGAACCTCGAGCGGGAAACGGCCCAGCAGGTCCGCCAGGCCATCCAGCTCGCTGGTATCGATGCTGAGCTCTTCCATGCTCATGGTTAGGTGCCCAGCGTGACAGTGATCGGGCCGGTGACGGTCAGCGTGGACATGAACGGGATTTCCTTGCCCGTCTCCGATTCGCCGATCTCCCACTCGGTGACAGTGGCATTGAAGACGATAATGTCGCCTTGCGTGGTCTGGCCGCCGGCAAGGTTGACAGGCTCCTCGATCAGGAAGCCGAAGGCGTCGCCGTTCGTGCTGTTTGGCGAGATCAGAAAGGCCGCCGCCAGCGCCGTCTGGCCCGGATCGGCCGAGGCATAGAAGCCTTCGATCTTGACCTCGCCATTATCGAGAAGCGTCTTGCCCTTAAGCCGCCCAGTATTCGGCGTGTTGAGGTTTGTTTTATCCCACGTGCCCCATTTCGGTTTGGGCGGCGTGATTTTCTGAACGAAGTTGATGATCGTGCCGCCGGTCACAGTGCCGCCCGTGGCGGAGACAGCCGTTCCCTGCGTCGTAGCGATGTAGATTTTGCTTAGAAGGCCGATCTGCGGCGTGGCGACCTGCGTCATCGTGATACTCCTTGTCGAGGTTGAGAGGGTTGAGAGTTGCCGGCTAGTCGATGTTGGCGCCGGGGTAGAAGTGAATCATGTAGTCCATCGTGGTGCGGTAGGCGCGAGCGTTCTGCTCATAGAGATCCGCAGCGTGCTTGACCTCGATCCACGCAACGTTTGTGCCGTCCAAGAGCTGCCCCCTGAATCCCTCGAGCGCGGCGCGGATCGCCAGCTGCACGTTCTTGGCGGCGAGATAGGTTGCGTTTGCCGGACCTCCGGACCAGGTGTCGACCTGGAGGCGGACCTGCTGGATGGTTTTTGTCCCGCTCAGCACATATTCGGGGATGTCGGAAATGACCTGGTAACTGGCGCATGGGTAAACCGGATTCTCGGGCAGCACAACCGGATAGAACCGCGCCGGGTTGCCGATGAGCGCCTGCACCGCGGAGGAGGCGGCCACAAGGTTCTGAATACCCGCAACAAGCATCTAGGCCGTCCCATCGATTTCGAGGCAGATCAGGTTGACCAGGCGATTCATCAACAGCAGATCGTCGGGGACCTGGATAACGTAGACATGCGAACCAAAGAAGACGCGGTCGCTGGCGCTGATCGTGATTCCTGCACCCGGCCAGCGAAACGAGATGCGTACCTGCGCGGCGGAGGTAAACTCGGCGGTCTGATACTGCTCCTGGCCATAGATCTGCGCGATCTCGGCATTGATGGTCAGGTAGGGAGTCCAGGTGTTGATCGGCTGTCCGGCAGAATCCTGCCCGCTGCTCACGTTGGAGGCGAGCTGGATCAGATGCCTGAACCGCCCGGACCGCACTGCCGCCGGGTTGCCGCGCGTTGAACCCTGCTGACCAGCCATCCTAGCTCACCAGATTCCTGTACCCGCCATTGCGCAGCGAGTCGATGACGCGCGGCGGCATGGTATCCATCACCGCACCCTGCTCAAAGTAGTACTGCGCGAGAAAGTGAATCGCCAGGCAAAGCGAAACCGGAATGGGCTGGCCGAGCCAGGCCCTTCCGCTCGTGACGGCCGCCGTCGCATTCGCCGCAAGCGTGGCCGCGCCGCTGGAAACCGAGGCGACGTTTGTGACAAGAGCCGCGCCATTGGCTCCGGCCTTCGGAATGCTGATCGGAATACCGGTATCGCCGGTGATGGCCGGAGCATCATCGGGATTGAAGGTGAAGCCAGGCGCAGTGAGAGCATTTGACCCTGCGCCGATCGAGACCGTGATCGGGCCGCCATAACCGCAGCGAAACTGGATCGTGGTATTCGCGGGAACCATGCGCTGCGGAGCCCAGGGCCGCGCCCAGGGCGGCGTGAGCGCAGCCGGGAAGATCCCGCCGCCGGGCGTGAGCTGATAGCCGTAAAACGGCGCCGCGAGGTTCGTGCCATAGCTGGCGTCGCGCGTGAGCGTCTGCACCGCGCCCGATGTGTCGACATACGTGAAAGACTGGATCGACTGAAACGGCGGCTTGGGAAGCAAGATCTGCGGATAGCCGTTGCGATCGTAGCGGAGCGGGATGCTGGGAAACTGGTCGAGCCGCGCCAGCCAGGTCTGCGTGACCAGCGCGATGCGGCAGTAGTTCTCTATCTGCTCCCGGGCGGCCACGAGATAGATCTCAAGCGTACTGTCCCACGAGGTATCCCCAAGCGGGATGCGCAGGATGTTCTTGAAGTCACTCAGCTGCACGGGTTCCGCGGCCGGCGGCGTGATGAGGCGAAGAGGTTCCACAGCTGCTCCTTAGCGAGCGCGACAGGTAAGCACCGAGAAAAGCTAGGACGAGGTTTTGGCGGTTTTCTTTTGCGCCTTCGGCCCTGGAAACGTGCCGGGAGGATACTGGTCGGGGATGGCCAGCACCGCGCGGCCGTCCGCGATCATGGAGCGGGCCGCGGCGATGGGAAGGTCCTGAATCTCGCCCAGCCGCGGGCCGAAGTTGATCTTGATGCGCATGAGGCTATTCCTTTCCGCCCAGGTCGGCAATCACCCGCTGAAAGTTCGCGTCGATCCGCGACAGACGCTCTTCGAGGGCCGTCACGCGCGCCTCGAGAGCATCGTGCGCCGCCGCGGGCGGCCCTTCGGCGCCGAGATGGGCGTCAACCTTTGCGAGCGCCAGGGCGAGGACGTGATCGTCTTCGCCCCAGGGCGCGCTGAAGGATTGATCGCAAGGCAGCGGCAGCTGCAGGTGGGGCGTCGTAGTTTGTCTCGACACGGGGATAACGCTCCTACTGGCTGATCATCTGCCACTCGGTACCGTCCCATACAAGCTGGACGATTTGATTGGCAGAGATCTCGGCGCCGGAAAGCGCCGTTGTTCCATTTTTCGTGATTGGCTTGGCCGCGCCGGCAAGAAAACCGGTAATCGCGAGCGTGGAGGCCGCGGTGTTGGCGTGGATGCATTTGACGTAGACCCGCGTGCCGGGCGCCGCCTGGGGCACGGGCGAGAAGACGGCGGCATAGGCGTTCGCCGCACCCGTATCGACGGCGAAGACCCATTGCAGCGACTGGATGCCGGCAACGATCTGGCTGTCGACGCTCTGGATGGCGGTGGTAATCTTTTGGATGTCCGCGCCCCAGGGAGTGTTATGCGATTGATCCGCCGGCAGCGCCAGGCTGAGATTGCTTGTAACAACGTCGGCTTGATTGGACATGATTTACCTTTCTGTCACACCGGAAAAGAGCACGGGGCGGAAACGTCTCCGCCCCGTGCGGAAGGAAGAACGGCAGGCGATTTAGACCTGCGCGGTCGCCGAGACGTCGCCTGTGAACCGGCCGCCCGAAAGAATGGCATACGCGGCCAGGAGCTGCGGCGTGGTGCCCAGCGAGCCCACGGCGATATCGAGCTCGACGTAGGTTCCGTTGGCCGCGGCCAGCACATCCGCCGCATCGATTTCGATGAGGTAGAACGCATTGGCGGCGTCCGAAGCCGGCGTATAGCCGGACGCGGTCTGCGGGAAGTTGCCGTCGTTGGTTGTGGAGTTCAGCGAGAGCACGTCGAAGGGCGTGCTGGCCGCCTCCTGCTTGAACAGGCGGTAGGCGATAGCCACGCCCGAGCCGCCGGTCTGAGCGGCATAGACGTTAACGGTGATGGCGCCGATCGGGCCGCCCGACGCGCCGAAGCCGAGCAGCACCGAAGCGTGCGCCCAGTCGGCCAGATTAAAGCGTTTGCCAGAGACCGCCGCGCCCGCGCTTACCGGGGCAATGACCGGACATACATGGCAATCCTGCGCTACAAATACGCCTTTGTTCATGTTGTTTTCCTCCGGAAAACAGTGTGAAGAAGCGAAAAGAGTGAAGCAGGGCGGCGATCAGGCCGCCCCACTGCTTACCGGGTGGCGAGAGTGACGAACGGCGAACGGGTTGCCGCACCCGAGTACGGGGTCAACGGAGCCTTCCACCAGGGAGCGCCATCCAGGCGAAGCATGAAGCGGAACGCCACTTCGCCGGTCAGGAAGGCCACATGGATCGAAGTGTCGGACCGGATGTCGGTCTTGGTCGGCAGCAGATACTGCGTCAGATCGACCAGGTTGAGATCGCCCTGCGTCGACAGCTGCGCGGCCTGCTCCACGAACACCACCGGCCGGCCCAGCAGGAGGCCGTAGGGCGTGTTGTTGCCCATCACGCCCGGGGGCGTATAGAGCAGGGCCGCCGTGGTTGCGGCGGTGCCTGCAATGAGCAGCGGCAAGAGCTGCGGCTCGACCGACTGCTCAGCGAGCCAGACGGCGTTCTTGAAGCTCGGGGCCCAGAGGCGCGACTTCATGTTAAGCACGTTTGTCGAGGAGACCGTGCCGGTCGCCTGGCCGGAGTCCTTAGCCTGCACGATGGTGCATGCCGAGTTCTGGAAGCCGAGCGGCACGCCCGCGCCGGCGCCGGAGAAGATGGCAAGATCGATCTGGAAGCCGAATTCTTCAGGGAAGGCCATCTTCATGTAGCCCTCGAGAGCGGGACCGTCCTCGAGCTGCTCCTCGGTCAAGTAGCCGAGACCGATGAGCTTGTTGGCCACGAACTGGACCTGGGTGAACTTTGGTTTCGTGCCCTGGTAGGGCGCTCCTTCAGCCTCCCAGTAGGACACGATGCCGCCCCAGCGCTTGCCGGTAGCGCGGCTGGTTTCGTCGATCGCGTTCATCACCAGGCGCGAAGAGGACATGGGCAGCTTGCGGCAGCGGCTCGCGATCTCTCCGACCTCGTAGGTCTTCTGCAGAATGCCGTCGGCGAATTCAGGCGCGATCAGGAAGCCGCCTTCAGACGGAATGGTTTCATTCGCGCCCAGGGAGGCAAACAGACGGGGATCCATGCGGTTGGTGTAACCCTGCGCGTTGAGCTTGGTGCCCTGCGCGATCGCCTTGAGCTGCTCGCCCAGGCTTGCCTAGGGTCTCTTCGCGGCCTCGGGCTTCGAGACTTCGATGCCGGAGGCGACTGCGCGCTGCGCGTCCGCCAGCTGCTCGGCGCGGGCGATATCGGCCCTGAGTGTGGCGGCGGTGGCTAGGTGGGCGTCAAACTGGGTGCGCTGCTCGGCGGTCATAAGAGAGCCGGCGGGCACCGCAGCATCAATAGCGGCGGCCGCGTCGGTTGCGGCGGCCAGCGCCTGCTGGAGTTCACGAAGTTTCATGAGGGTTTCCCTCCTGGAAAACCGGGGTTTTGGATCGGTTAAGGCCGCGACGCCGCGGGACCCGCCGTCGGGCAGATCCGGACATCAGGACTGGGGCGGCTTCGGCCGCCGGAAATGTTCAGGCTCTGGCGAGCTCGAGGCGCCGGGCACGGGCCTCGGCCTCCGCCTTGCTGAGATCGGGATCGGGCTTCGCGGCGCTCATACCGCAGCCTTCGCAGGATTCGGCCTCGGCATCGCAGGCCTCGTGCGTGCACGCGGTGCAATCGCCGGCCTGGCAGGCCTCGCATTCGCAGAGACAGCCGCCATCCGACATCTCGTCGTCGTCATCGACGATCGGCTCCGCGCCGGAGGCCTTGATTGCCGGCGGCACAGCGGCCGCGGAAGAGCTGGGCGACTGCTTGACGCCGTATTTGCTCAGAACCTCGTCGAGTGTCGCGATCTTGTCCGCCAGGCCCTGCTTGACCGCGTCCTGCGCCGTGAGGCAGCGGCCTTGGCCGAACCCGTTCACGACAGCCTTGACGGCAACGCCGCGGCCGCGCGCCACGGCCTTGGTAAACAGGTCATAGAAGTCGTTCACGACGCCCTGCATCGCGGTGCGCGCTTCATCGTCGAGCGGCTGAAAGCTGTTGCCCTCGGTCTTGTACTTGCCGGCGGAGATGAAGGTGAACTTGACGCCCATGTTATCGAGCGCGGCGGAATCATCCTCGTGCAGCTGGTAGACGCCGATCGAGCCGGTCAGCGAGCTGGGACTGACGCAGAATTCATTCGCCTGCGAAGCGATGTAGTAGGCGGCCGACGCGCAGAGGCAGTTTGACACCGCGGTGATCTTCTTCGTGCCCTGTTTCCGCGCATTGTAGATTTCAGTCGCGAGCTCGTCGACGCCGGAGACGGTGCCGCCGGGCGAATCGACGTCGATGACGATCGCCTTGACGTTGGGATCGTTCATCGCCTGGCGGAATTGCTGCGTGAACTCCTGCACTGAGGTCCCGCTCGGGCCCGAAAAGTCGCCGGCGTAGCGCTGGTTGATGAGCCCGTAAAGCGCGAGCACCATCACCGAACCGGGCTTATCGGCCGAGAGAGAACGAACGCGCGCCGCGGAGATCTCGTTTTCGGCGCGGATGGCCGCGATGATCTCTGGCGCCGCGGCGCCGCCCTCGATCTTCATCTGGAGAAACGTCGCGATCGCCTCGAGCTTCTCGGGGAGGATGGCCCAGACGCTGGAATAGACGGCGCGCACGATGGCGGAATAGCGCATCAGAAAACTCCTTCGACGGCCAGGGCCGCCAGCTTTGCCGGTTCGGTTTGGGCGATGTGCTCGATAAAGGCCGTCGCTCGCGCGGCGTCTTCTTCGTGAAGTTTGAAGGCAACTTCTGAGGACCGGGCATCGCAGCCCTGCTTGGCCTTCAGTTGCTGCAGTGCCGGAAAATGAAACACCCCGCAGATGAAGCGGAAGTGCTCCCGGTAGAACGCGCCGATCTCCTGAAATGTAGCGTTGCGATCGATCAGCTTCCGCACGGCCCCGACCTCGCGCCGGACACAGCGCGCGGCATTGTCATGCGCGAGCATCTGGAGATGGCGTCGCATCGATGCTCCCTGCGCGCCTTCCGGATCCGAGTTCTCGGGATCCTGCTGGTTATCCTGGTCTTCCTGCTCCTGGTCCGGATCAGGATCGGGGCTCGCCGGCCCGGCGATCATGGGCGCCTGCCCGGGATCGAGGTTCCTCCAGTTCAGCGGCACGAAGTACTGCTTGCCGATGCCGCCCTTGATCGGGTTCAAATCCTCGATCTCGCGCACGTCGTCGTCAGACAGCCATCCATGCTCGACCCCCACAGCCTCGACCTGGGCGCGCGTCGCGCTGTCGCCGCGCAACAGGGACGCCAGCGAGAACTTCGAATACGCCGGGTCGTTTTGATCGAAAAGATCACGCCGCTGCGCCTGCTCCCACATCACCGCCATCGGAAGCACGGATTGCTGCGCATGCATCAGGTTGAACTGCTCGACAGATGCGTAGGTTGCGGCCTTGCCCGTATCGACGCCGATCAGGTGAGGCAGGATGTTGTGCATCGTGCAGATCTCGACCGCCGAGGCCTTCGAGGAGTCGAGCAGCTGCATGTCGCTCGGCTTGACTCCGAGCGTCTTGATATCCACGCCAGGAGGAAGAAGCTTGGCGCGATGGCGCTTTTCGCCGCTGGCGCCGTGCTCGAACGCGTCTAGATAAGCCTCCTCGTCCTGCTTGGTGGCGAAATTCGTGCCGGTGATGATGACGCCGGTGCTTACATCGTTTTTCAGGTACTTGCCGCGGTAGTCCTGCTGCGCCAGGGCGACGCCGTAGACATCCATCCCCATTGAAATGCGCGACTGCCCCACCTGGCGCTCGTCGGCGAAATCGCGGACGTGAAAAACCTCATCCTGTAGGAGCGTGCGCGTTTTGTTGCTCAGCGGATCGTTGTATTGATAACGAAGCGAACCATCCGAGAGTATCTCCACGTGAACGCGGTCCGGGTGCATCGGGACGAGCTCGCCGATCTCGCCGCGGCGGCTGGCCATGATCTCCGAATAGGCGTTGCCGCGCAGCTCGATATGCCCCTGCAGCATCTGGTAGTACTCGAAGGCCGTCTGTATCGAATTCGGCCGTTCATGCAGGATCCGGAACAGCTTGTGCTTGCGCTGGACCTCCTTGCCGCCTCCCGGCAGATCGATATAGACAAGGCAGGGCAGCACGCCCAGGGCGCGGCCCTTGGCGCTCACGCACGCGATCACGGTCGACAGGCGCTTGACCGTGTCCGGCGTGATGCGCATGCCGGCGACCGAGGGCGAGCCGACCGCCGAATACCAGTAGTCGTCCCAGGGCGCAGGCGCGCCGCCAATGCCGCCCACGTCGGCGAGGATCGCTCCGACACCTCTGACCATCGAGCCGAAAAGGTTCATGGACGCCTCCTGGCCGATGTCCTGCGCCCGAGAAGCACGCCCAGCGCGGCAAGACTGAGGCCGCCCGTGATGAAGCCGAGCGGGGGCCAGGCGAGCCAGAAACCGAAAGAGAAGACGTCGATCCCGAAGAAGACCGCGAGGCCGGCGACGACGGCCGCGGCCGGGATCGGCGCATTCTCCGCATTGAAACTCTTGGCTGGCATACGTTCCTTTACAGGTACCCGACTTTAGGCGTCGTATAGCGGCGGCGGATCTCGCCGGCCATGGCGGGATAAAGGCCGGTGATCAGCGCCGTGGCGGGATCGATCTTGTCTTTGCCGTTCTCGAGTTTCCTCGGGAAGACGTTGTCGTTTGCGTCAACGCGGGCAACGACGCAGGAAAGCGCCCAGGTGAGAACCGGGTCTCCATTGTGGTGCACGCGGCCGGCGCGCATCGCGGCATCGAGCTCCTTCATCGCCGGGCTGAGATACTGCACCTGCTGGGGAACGCTCAGGATGATGTTGTCGACGTCCTTCTTCGCGCGATCGCCGAACTGGCCGGCCAGCTCCTGCTGCATCTGCAGCGCGGACCAGGGATCGAAGGCAATGCGTTGAAAGTCGTACTCCCTGATCTCCGCTTCGATGTCGGCCTGGATGACCGGGAGCTGAATCTCGGGGCCCGGTATCGCTTTCAGATGGCCGCTGCTGTGCCAGAGCTGGTAATGCGCGTGCTCCCCATCCTCGATCGTCTCCATGGGAGCGTAGTGGCTGCCGAAAACGAAGTAGTGCCGTTCGGGAAGCCCCTGCTCGTTCTTCCGCATCTCCTGGAAGATCTTGATCCGCGAAGCGAGATCGATCTGCGCGGCCAGGTCGTTGCCCATCCAGCAGGGCTCGCCTTTGAATTCATCGACGGAGAGGCTGGGATCCTTGCATTTCGCCCAGGCGTCCATGTTGAAGAAGCTGTTGACCGCGCCGCCCCACAAATCGAGGTGTTTGGTCTTGTAGATGAACTGCTTGTGCGGTGAGGAAAGCGCCCCGCGCAGCTGCTTTTCCAGAAAGCTTGCGAAAACCGAGATCCCCCAGTTCGGATTCGCCTTCTTCTGTGCGATGACCGACTTCCAGTCATCTTCTTCATCGGCCGCGTACATGATGCAGAAAACAGAATCGTTCTGGTCGATGCCGTCGAGGATCTTCTCGCATTCCTTTTCCTGCAGGTAGCAGGGGCTCGCCGAGTTCGTTCCCGCCGTCGTGATGTCGATCGACAGCGCCTGTTCGCGCGAGCCCTGGCCGGTGACCATGGTGTCGCGGAGATTATTGTTCGGATGCTCGTGACGCTCATCCATGATGGCGCAGGATGGATTCGCGCCGTCGCCCGGATCTCCGATCAGCGGTTCGAACTTGCCGTCGTCGCGCCTGGCGACGATCGATTCGACGTTTATCTCGAGATCGAAGTGTTCTTTGAACCGCGGTGCCTTCTTCGCCATCCGGCGCGCAGTGCGAAAGACCTCCATCGCCTGTTTTTTCGTGGTAGCGCCGCAGTAGACTTCCGGTCCGACCTCGCCATCGGCCACCAGCATGTAGAGCCCGATCGCCGCGGCCAGGGTCGATTTGGCATTCTTGCGGGCCACCTTGACGTAGGCCTCGGCGAAACGCCGGAAGCCTGTGCGTTTGTCGATCCAGCCGAAGAGCGAGGCGATGATAAAGACCTGCCAGAGCTCGAGCTTGATCGTGTTGCTTTTGCCCGGTTCGGCCCGGGCCCATTTTCCCTTCACGTGCGGCAGCTGCTCAACGAAGCGGCAGACCCGGCCCACCTTGGCGGCATCGAACCGGTACCCGAAATCCGCCGAGCCCGCCCTGGCCAGGTCGTTCAGATGCCGCTGGCAGGCCTTGATAACCCACTTGCCCGCGATGATCTTCCCGGCGACAACCTGCCGGGCGTAACGGGTAGCCGCATTGGCGAAGAGGCGATCGGCCTGCGCGCGGGTGTGACGCTTATCCGTACTCTTCCCAGGCGCCATCGGTGCCCCTTACGCCTTTGCCCACGCTCGGAAGGCGCTGATCGAGTTCGAGCCTCGAGGTCAACGCAAGAAGGTTGTTTTTCTCCGACGTCTTCATGGATTCGCCATAGCGGCGGAACTTATCCATGGCGACGCAGAACTGTTCGAGCAGCGCCCGGCGCATCGGCGAACGAACCGTGACCTGAGGACCGAACTCATTCCAGAGGGCCTTCAGCCTGGCGTAGCGCAGCGCGCCCATCGACTCCGGCGGCGCGACGTTCCAGTACTCGGGAGGAGGGCCGACAGGCTCGAGCTTCGGAGCATTCCGCGCGGCCTCGATCCGCTCCCGGTACCGCTGCGGATCCTTCTTCGTCGACCCCCGGGCCTCGAGCACATGAAGAGGCGTTCTCGGTCGCGACATGACGGCCTCCAGGGCTTAAGGAACTCGGCGCGGCGACTTTCTTACGGTTCGAGCGCCTCCAGCGGGGTTTACGTGCGATTGCCGGGCATTCCAGCCGCCGGATCGTTGGAATCACGATTCCTGCTGGATTTCCGGGGTTTTTCGTATTTTGCGGAAGTAAAAATTTGCTTGATGCCCGGTCTGCGGGCGGACGGGTCGGCAACATTTGACCCCGCCCTCCCCTCCCGAACCGCAATGCCTTGATTCAAAAAGGTCCTACCGAGCGGTGCCATCCGTCGGGTTGCCGAAGCCGCCTTCTTCCTTCACGGCCTTAAAGCTATTGCAACCATCACACAAGCTCTGATGGTTGTTTGGATCCCAGAACAGCTGCCTGTTTCCCTTGTGCGCCTTGATGTGATCGGTGCACGTTGCGGGAACCGGCCTGTCCGGGTGACGCTTGAACGGATCGACGCATAATGGATTCCGGCTGAGTCTCGCTCGTGAGTAACGGGACCACTCCCGGCCGTACCCGCGGCTGGCTGCGGATCCGCGATCGCGTTCAGTAATACCGCCCGGCGATGCTTTACTGCATTCCGAACAGAACCCTTTCACGACGACGTTCGGACAGCCGGCACGAGCGCATGGTTTGCTCGCCACAGATTAAACAACCTCTTGCGTATGGCCGCCCATGCGCGCCGCAGCATTGTAACCGTCTTTCCACTCCTGAAGTTTACCGATCTGGACATCGTGAACATTGACCCGCACTGTAACGGTCTCAATCTCAGATGCCTGTGCATCAGCACGCTTTGTCAGACCGGAAACCTTTTCCGTCAGCGTTCCCCACATCGCGCCCCCGCCGACGAGGATAAACAAAAGGGTCACCAACGACACCACTGCTGAGATTGCGGCCCAGTTCATTCCTTCGAACTCCTCTAAGCTTGTTTTGCGTGAACAGTTGGAGAGAGATCGCCAAAGATCGGTTTCCCGTCTTTATCGTGGCCCACGACGTTTGCTGGAAATGGCCAGACCCTTACTTTCATGATCGCGCGTTCGATCGCATCTTCGGGCGCGAGAATCTTTTCCCTGTCCCACTTCGCATGCCGCTGCAGGCGCTTCCATTCAGGTCGCCCCATCGTGGATGATTTACCGTAGCAGCCGGCATTGCGCAGCAGTTCTCCCATGGTGATTGTCGGCGGCGAATATCTTCCGCTTTTGATCACGACGGCAGGTCTGAGCGGATCTCGATCGATCAACTCAAAACCGGCGAAGCTTTCATCGCCCTCGTAATAAAGAGCACGCCATTTGCCTTCAGCGCAACGCTGCACGCCGAAAGCCATGTCGACCTGGTCGATGATTGGACGGCCCAGCGCAGTTGCCGGACCATAGACGTTCGCGAGACCGTTGCTTTTGCGGCGGTCGCTGCTTGATTTGCCCATTGGCGCTTGAGCGCCGGTTGCATGCGCGTGTTGAATCATCTTCAAACGGTTCAGCCATGCGCCAAGTGACGCATGCGGGATGTGAGCTGTTTGAATTTTTACGGACTACGGGTGACCGGTGTTGCTGCTCACTCTCGTAGTGCTCGCCAAGCTAGTTGACGACGGGTCCGAAGTGTTTTCCGTTCCGAATGGAAGATTAACATGCTTTTTCGTGGTTAATCGCAGAATGAACCAGAGATGGTGAATCTCGCAAAAAATCCTCGATATTTACACCCAGCGCCTCAGCGATGCGCCAGATCTGGCCAACGGAGCATAAGCTCAATCCTGCTTCAATGCGGTAGACCGTGTTTCTATGCAGCCGCGCCCGATCCGCCAGCGCGAGAGCTGTGATCTTCCGTTCGCGGCGAAGATAAAACACACGGGCGCCGATCCGCTGCCTCAGCATCGCGTCCTCAAAGCCGCAATTGCTCTTCATGCAGCCCTCCGCGCCAGTTCAAGCATTCGTTTCACCTGCACGGCAGGCTCGGGCGGCTTCGGCCACCTCATCGCCGGCTCGCGCCATTCGTGCAGCATCCGTCGCGCCCGTCTCTCCACGCGATCCAGCAGCACCTGCGTTGCCGCTCGCGCGCGGCGCTCCCTTATCCACTCCGCCTGGAGCATTCGGGCCCGGGCGCGCACCTCGCGCCTGCTCGGAATCTTTGCACGGATTTCGGCGAGTAAAATCTCGCGGCCCAGATCCGTCATCGCATCCAGTCTCCGCGCACCGCCGAGCCTTTGCATCTGCCTCCGGCTCAAGCTCCAGTTGCTGCGATACCACGCCGCTCGCTCATCCGGCTTCGGTCCACGTCTCTCGCTCATCGGCTCCCCACCCTCGCCTCAGCGCATATGCGCTCCAGTTTGAAAACTTCGTTATCCCATGGCCAGCTTTCCCGATTGCGCCAATAACCCTCGGCAAAGAACCGGCGCGCGCCCCACTTGAAGCGCAATCGAACGCCCTGCGACGTGTAGTCTTCCCACGCCTCGGCCATCGCGACGATCGCCGCAGCCAGCGCCAACGGCAACGCCTGATCGCTTTCGACCACCTCCTGGCGCAGAACATCGCGGATTGTCACGCGCATCCTCTTCGCCGTAAATCCGCATGCGTGCATCACCTGGTCGACGGCAGCTTCGTAAGCTTTCGCGTCGATCGGGCTCGGTGCAGCGCAGCCGCCCCCCGCTTGCGGGGGTAGGGGGTGTAGCTTTTGTTTTGGTTCCTGTTCCTGTTCTTCAATAGGAGGGATGGCCGTTTTGTCCTCCTTCCGTCCTCCTTCTGTCCTCCTTTTGCCCTGAAAAAAGGAGGACACCATGTCCCCCTTTTCATCGAGCGCGGGGAACCTGTAAAACGTGATCTGACCGCGCCCCTGGTTGGCTTCCCGCTCCCGCTCGATCACCCCTTTCCGTTCCAGCGAAGCCATAATTCGCCGACAGACGCGCGGATCCATCAGCGAGTCTGCGGCAATCATCTTCATCGCCGGAAATGTGCGCGTGCTCGCTTTGTCCTGGTGCGAATCAGCCAGGACGAGCGCAACAAGTTTCTCCGCGCGCGAAATCCGCTCGCCGTTCGGACACATGACAAGCTGCTTGATATACGCGCTCGCTCTCCAGCTCACAAGATTCTCCCATGCGCCGCTTCAACTCAATCGCGGCGTCTATTCTCTGAAACAATCGATGATTAAAAGATCAATGAGCGAGCAGGGCCGCGCGAATGCCGGCAGCGAAGAACGCCTGGCGCTGCACCACATCCAGACGGCCGATGATATGCGCGACTTCAGCCAGGCTCACGTCGAGCTCGAGCTTGATCCGCTCGGCTGCGGCGTCCTGCTTCGCCAGCGCGCCCAGCAGCGCCGATGCGGTACCGGGACGCTGCGGGTCGACGTCAACCCGCTGCATGCCGGCAGATTTTACCTTTGCAGGCTTGGCTTTCTTTGGGCTGGACTTCTTTTGCGGAACAAGTCCGGCTTTCTTGCGCGCCTCGTAGCGCCATTGGTAAACCTGCTGTTGACTGGCGCCGCACTTCGCCATCACGTCGGCAACCGGTGAATCCATCGGCTCCGCCATTACTAACGCTTTAATCTCCGCCGCTGTTGCCATGACTGTCCCTCCCACTTCGTTCAACATCTCCGCGCCCATTTGAGCCATCGGCGCTACGCGCACCGGCTCGCCGTGGATGACGCGCAGTGGAGCTTTTCGCAGCTGCCTGCGCAAATGCTCGACCTCCGCCGGCGTTCGTTCTTCGCGCTTCGCCGGCGGCGGCGCGGCAGCCACCACGCGAGGAAGGCCAAGCTCCTCGGGCGTGCGGTGAATGACCGCGCCGTTGCGATCGGCGGCGAAGACCACCTGGCCGAATTCATCGAGGTTGACCGAGACGCTCGATTCCGGCCTCAGGCTTGAAAATGGGCTCATTGGTGATGCATCCACTTGTGCACGCTGACTGTCTTTTTCGTGAGCCACACCTTGATGTCGCCGGCGCGCACGTCGCCGGAGTTGATGATCATCTGCATGGCCGCGCGCACGTCGCCCAGCTCGCGCTCGAGACCGACCTGATTCGTAGGGCCGCCAAACGGATTTGACGAGCGGTAACCGTGGCGCAGGGTTTTCGCCGCAGCACGCACGGCTTCTCCCATCTCCTCTATGAGCCACGCCAGCCGCTCGATCTGCGCCGGCGTCAGGCCGGGCAGAACGTTCTCCTCGGGAGTCTTCGCCAGGACGGCCCGCAGCTCCGCTTCCGCATTGCCCTGCTTGCGCTCCGCGATCCTGCAGCGCTCTTTCCACGCGTCGCGCTCCGACCGCGCATCCCAGCGGTCGCACCATTCCGTCAGCAGCCACATACCGAACCTCTTCAATGCCGCGACCGTCTTCACCTTATCGCCCCCTTCGCAAATATCCCGAGCAGTCCACAATGCCCGGGCCACGCCCCAGGTTCCGGAGGTTCTCGCGCCGCTTCCTTTCGCTGCGGTACCGCCGCGCCTCGCGCACCATCTCCGGATCGTCGAACTCCCAGCACTCGGTGTGATCGGCGATCAGCATCTCTTTCAGATAAAGCATCGTCTCGGGATTCTCGCGATCGGCACGCTTCGCAACCTGAAAGAAATCCTCGCAGCCGCCCAGGCACTCGAAGGCATGCAGCTCATCGCGCCATTCAATGCCGCCGTCCGCGGGTCTGACGCGCTTCGCCGGAGTTTTCATCGTTGCGGCTCAAAAAGGCTTTCTTGCCGAGCGCTTGGAGCCTGTGGAGACTTCGTTTCCGTTGCAGCCTTCCCGTAGCAGACCAGGCAGTACTGTCGCCGTCTCTCAGCGATGCGCCACGGAGTCATCTTCATGCAGACTTCGCAGAAGATCGATGCTTCTACCGTGTTAAGCGTGAAATGCTCGGGCATTGCGCTTACTCCCTGTTCTCGCCCAGCTCCAGCCGCGCCGACGCTCTCTTCTCACGCCGCGCCAGGTCGACTCGCTCAGCCAGGCGCGGCGTATATGCTGCGACCAGGTCTTCGGCATCTTCCGCTTTGCAGCGCGGATCGACCCAGAAGACCGAATCATGCGGACGGATCACGAGCACGCAGATCGCTCTGCTCTTCTCGCCCAGGTATTTCGCGTAGCCTGAGACCGTGCCTGTGCGCGTCCAGTCCGGACCTTTCTTTGATTCGGCCATCAGCAGCCTGCTTTCAGGGCGAATCTTTCAGGGGTGGATCGGGGCGTCTTTTCCCGTCCCGGCAAGGGGTTTGCTTCGCACCATTCCTTGCTGGAAATACAGCGCGGAAAAGCTCCGGTTCCCCGGCAAACATCGCATATCACGTTGTCTTCAGGGTCAGCGCAGCAGCAACAATCCTCGCCACAGTCGTGGCCGCTCGCTCCTTCGCCGCCGCAACTCCCGCATTCTTCAAACGCGAGGCCCGATCCGCAGCGCCCGCATTGATACTCGACCCGTTTCGCCCTTCCCATAACTCACCCTTAACTCCGATTTATCTAACTTAATAAGTGCGGCGGATAACTCTTCCGAGACGGCCCTCAGGCGTCAAGCGCCTTCGCAGAACCGCGTCCGCTTTTTTGGCGTCGACTCCCGCCGCACCCTTCCGCACCGTCGCTTCCACTCCGGCGCAGAACTTTAACCAGGATCCTTCGCCTTCTTCTTCGCGCGGCTGTGAATCTGATCCGCGCCGCGGCGATTGATGACCACCGGCTCTTTGCCCGGTATCTGGATCGTCATGCTCGTGACCACGCCCTCGCGAATCGGCTCGGTCAGGTTGTCCAGGGCGTCCACAACGTCTGTGAGCGCTTTCGTCGAGCCGGGAAACAGACCTGCGGTCGGAGTGCCAGGCTCTTCAGCTTTCAGATGCTCGCTGAACAGCGGGCTTTTCTTCCGTTTGGCGATGGCCTCGACAAAGCGTTCCAGATCGCGCTTCCACACGCCGTGCCGCGCCACGATCTCTTCGAACTCCTCGACGTCGTGACCGCGCACACGCCATACGGGCCGCTGCTTGGAATCGATCATCGGCTCGCCTTCCGAGTCGAGCGCCCGCGCCGCATGGCACATTTCATGATCGAGAAGGGCCAGTTTTTTTGCGCGATCAAACTCCGGATCTTCCCAGAACTCCTTATTGAGCACGATCACGAAGTCGTAGTCGACGAGCTCGCGCTGCAGATCAGTGGCCTTGACGCATCGCCCGAGCACGATCTTGCCGTCGGCATTCGCCTTCGTGCCTTTGCGCCAGGCCAGGGCGATCTTGGCCGCGGCGGTGTCAAAGTGCTGCTCGGCGCGGATCTCGGCGAGCAACTCGTAGGGCTGGCCGCTCAGAAAGACCTGGTCAGGCTTGATGAGTTCGAACAGGACCTTCTTTGGCTTACCCATTGCTCACCACTCCCAGCCAGTCGAGAATCGCCGGGCCGCATTTCAAGCCCAGGTAGAAAAGCGTGCCGGCGACGAGGACCAGCTCCGGCACCCACAGCCATTTCATAAACATTTGCCCCGCGCGCCGAAACCGCTCCCTGCGCTCCTGCTCGCGCAGGATCCGGTGCAGCTGGTCCGCGTTCATCGCCCGCGCCGTGCGCATCGCGTCCGCTTCCGCCATCAGCTCGAGCGCGCGGATCTCCTCCTCGCACTTCGGGCAAAAGTCATCATTCCACGCCAGACGGTTGCAGCCGTCGGTCGCGCATTTCTGCGCCACGGCCGCCCCGCGCGTAAATCCCAAACCCTGTCCCGGTCCCTGCATTTGAAAAAACCTTTCCGCGCCTAGCGCATCGCCTGGCGCCGGTAAAACCTGTTGCGTCTCCTGTCGTCGCGGCGCCGGATCTCCAGCTGGATCCGCATCCAGCGCCGCATGCATTCCGGCGCGGTACACACCGTGCGCACCGGAACCGTTCCATGCAGCCAGCTACAGGCATCCTCCGCCCCGTAGGGCGGAACCCTGCAGGCCTCGGCCTCGGTGCATCCGCAAAAACGGCAGGTGCCCGGAAACAGCGGCCCCTTCACCGCTTCGCCGCCTTTTTCGCAGCCTTCTTCAGTGCTGGCGTTCGCGGCTTTGCGGCCTTCGGTTTCTTAGGCTTGTCCCACGGCGTCGCGCCCTTGTAGCCGAGGCGGCGGATCGAGGCGATGAATGCTGCGCGGCCCTGCTCCGGCGCATACCAGGCGCACAGATCGTCGAGCGAGGCGATCGCCAGCGCTTTTGCAAATTCCGCACCGTTGATGGGTCCGGTCTTGATTACATTGTCGAGACCGGGAAGCAGCGCTTGGGCCGTTCTCGCCGCATCGCCGTTGCGCGGAGATTTCGACGCCACGAGCACGCGCAGCGCTTCGGCGGAAATAGCGGTGATTCCCTCGAGCGCAGCCGAAGCCAGCGCCATGCGCCTCTTGTTCTCTTCAAGCTTCAGGGATTCGCGCTTTTCCTCTCTCACCTTCTCCGCGGCGGCATCCTGGCCGTCGTTCCGCTTCACCTCTTCGTAGGCTTTTTTGTGGGCCTTGCATTTCGGCGCCGCGCAGACCAGAAGCACTTCGCCCGGCTTGCGCAGCTTCTTTGAGCTGCCCATGTAGCCGCGGTTGGCGTCGTCGCTCCAGTCAACGGTGACGGCGGATTCGACATGCGCGCAGGAGCCCTTCTTCGCCTCGACCCACTGACCAACCTTGAGAATCTGCGTGCGCTTGGGAACGCGCGTGAAGTTGTTCAGCCCGACCGGTCCAGCGCAGGGCTCGCCGATATCCCAGCGCGGTTCGGTCGAGGTTTCCTTCCAGCTGATCTTGAGCGCGAGCGCGGCCTTGTGTTTCGGCGCAGAGCGCAGCGCGATCTCGACGAAAGCCGCGGTCTTCGCCTGGAAACAGCTGCCGTCGGCGCAGGTTGCCTCCTCGATATCGAGATCGCCGAACAGCGATGTGTTCGCCTTCGTATTCGACGGGCAGGCGTTGCACGCAGCAGCCTCCGGAACAAGCGCCGCATCCTCGAGGGACCACGGCGCGCGCGCCAGCTTGCGGCCGGTCGACTGCTCGATATGTTCCTTGAGGCGCACAACCGATACCGGCTCCCAGGTGCGGTAGCGGCCTTCGTCCTTGACATACTTCAGCGATTCTTCGATCTGTTTGTCGACGGGCTTCTTCGGGCCCGCGTTCGGATCGAGACACCACTTCAGAGCCTGGTTCTGATCCTCGGCGCCGAGCCTTGCGAGCAGCAGCGCGTGATCGATGGTGATCAGCCTGCCGCGCAATGCATCGCGCGACCAGGGCGTGAGCGAGAGTAGCTTCAGCCGCTTCGTGACATATGCGAGGTCCTTGCCGACGCGCATCGCAACCGCCGGAATCCCGGTCATGCGCGCGAGCAGCTCGCCGAAGGCCTCGGCCTCCTCCATCGGCGGCACGTCGACGCGCTGCAGGTTGTCGATCAGGGCCAGGTCCCGCGCATCGGCGTCATTGAGCTCGCGGACGATGCAGGGAACCTCCTCGAGCTCGGCCAGCGTGGCCGCCTTGAAGCGGCGATGGCCGGCGACGATTTCGAAACGCTTCTCGACCAGGCCGTCGAGGGGCTCGGGCCGCACGATCAGCGGCTGCGAGATGCCCACGGCGCGGATCGAGTCGACGAGCTCCCCGAGCGCGGCCTCGTCGAAGGTCTTGCGCGGATTGAAGGGACTGACGTCGAGCAGGTCGAGCGGAAGCAGGTGAATGGTTTCGGCGGTCATTGGCTCACCGCCCGTTGCCATTGGGGCTCCGGCAATTCGCGCCGAACGATGGCCAGCATCTCCGCTCGCGCCTGAGCGCGGGCGGTCTCAAAATTTTTTCCACGGTCGGCGGCGGCGGCGTAGGCGGCGGCGGCGACGGCGGCGGCGGCGTCGGCGGCGTCGGCGGCGGCGGCGGCGGCGGCGTCGGCGGCGTCGGCGGCGGCGTAGGCGTCGGCGGCGTCGGCGGCGGCGTAGGCGGCGTCGGCGGCGGCGGCGTAGGCGGCGGCGGCGTAGGCGGCGGCGGCTCTCCTGGCGACGCGAACATCTTCGATGTTCGCGTCGCCCCGGACGAAGGCGCGCGCGGCTTCAATCGCAAGGCGCGGACGGAGCTCGCCTTCCGGCACGAACTTCAGGGCCGTCTCGGCGCAGGCGCAGGCCGCCAGGATGATCTGATTGCGCGTCGGCCAGCCGGGAGCGCCGGCCATGCGGCCCGCAAGCCAGAGCAGCCAGTCGACGCGCTCACAGGTAACCCACACTTCATGAAGGTCTTTGTTGCGCGCCCAATCTCTCGCCTCGGAACAGGCGCGAAGATCGTGCAAGAGCTCATCGAATCTTTGAGCGGAGTCGAGTTCCTTCATCGCGCACCTGCTTTCGGCGCGGCGAAATTCACGCAGTCAGCAATCCGCAAGGCCCGGGCGCGGGCGAGCTTACTGCCTCCATCGCCGCTGTAGATATCGCCCACAAGAGAGCCGTCGCGGTCGACCAGATGCACCACATCCTGCCAGGGCGAAGCGATCCTCCATGGTTCGCCAAGATCGCCCGCGCGCGGAGGGATCCCGTCCTCCGCGCGGGCGTTCGCATGCGATGCCGGCGCTTCCTCCTTTGCTGTGGAATTGAGGTGCAGCTTCTCGAGCTCGTCGATCATGCGCAGCACGCGTCCGGTCCGGCAGTGGCTCTCGTGGGACAAGCCCCCGGATACTACGCATTCCCGGCATTCGCGACAGAAGGCGTGGTCCGTGCCTCGCGTATGGCCAACAAGGCGAGACTGCGCAAGGTCACGAGCCGCAAACATCAGCTGGATGACGGTCGCATCCTGCAGCAGCCGGTCGAGCGACGGCGGCACCGCGCCGGGGGTATAGTGTGCCCCCGCCTGGACGAAATTAACGGGCGCCGCAGGGGCAGAAAAAACGTTGCCGACGCCGGGCATGTCGACGCCGACGGGTTGATCGTGAACGGCCGGGTAGGCCTGCGTGCCATCGTGCCAGAACTGTTCAGATGCGGCGGCCGGAACGGCAGGGACGGTGGAAGAGTCGTCCATGAGTTACTCCTTCTGGTCTAAACCGAAGAAGTAAGCTCCAGGAGGATCCCGCCCGGCATGGAGCGACGGTGGAATTTCCGTCGCTCCATGCGTCCCGCATACTACATGTTGGGTCGGGCATCCTGAGGTCCTCTACAGGCTGCGCCGTCTGGCGGTTCTGGTGGCGGAGGACGGGATCGAACCGTCGACCTACGGGTTATGAATCCGTCGCTCTAACCATCTGAGCTACTCCGCCGCGGGAGCCTGAAAGGCAAAGGCCGTTTGGGACGGCCGGGGTTTCGCGGGAATCAATCCGCGCGGGCGCCCATAGTTGATGATACGGGTGGCGGGATTCGAGGTCAAACTCCATCCGCCGTCCTCAGCGATTCCGCAACCAAGAGGCGAATTGTCCTCCAGGCGCAATGGAAGGTTGGAGATGCCGGCATTTTGGTCGGAGGGGAGATTCGCGATTGCGTTTTTTGGCCGAAGGGAGGCAGCCATCAAGAAATGGAGCGCAGCACGGCGCCGAAGCCGGAGAAGAGGCTGGGACTTGAGAGGGAGAGGTCGAGTCATAGCAGGAGTTAAAGGGGGCCAATCACGGGGACAGGGCGGATGGGATGAGATATCGGTAGATTTCCGCTGCCATGACTCTTGTCCAAAACTCTTTGGACTTGCCCTGGCGAAGGGCCGGTTTCACGTTGAGATAGAGAAAGGCATGAAAGAGGATGAATGCGAGGAAGGTCATGAGCAGAAAGCATTCGATGGCTGCAGCGTCATGCTTCAAAACATGATCGGCGTTCCAACCCTCGACCAACTCGTTGAAGCCATGGTTTTCGATGTCCCATCGCTGGTGCGCAAAAGCGACGGCACGGTGCACGGGAAGTTGCGCTGATGGCAGCGTTGTTACCCACATCCAATCGCTGGTTCGGATCTCGTCTTTCTTGTCGAGTTGACGCCGTACCGAGTAGGTCTCCAGAGAACGAATCACCCGCACAGGAATCTTCACTTCCGGCCAGGAAACCAAGTCGCAAAGATCCCACCACAGACAATCGCGCGAGCGAAAGGTTCCCCGAACTGGCTGCACTATGGTGAACAGGCCGGTGGCATCTTGATAGAGGTTGCGGCGTTCATCCTTGAGGACCACCAAGGCGTGTTTATGGTGATCGAGCAAGAAGTTGAAGAAGGGGGCTTTGGCATAGAGCGCGTCAGCCAACACTAAATCGAAGGCGCGTGGATAGAGAGCGAGCACGCGCTCCAGCAAACGCATGGCTGTGGCGACTTCATCTTCATGGGGCAGTTGAGGCTCATGGTCCAGGGGGATGCGCAGGGGCTGGCGCCCGGGAGGCGCGCCGGTTACCAGTAGCAGCGTCACCTGCCGGTGGTAATACTGAATGCGGTCTCCCTGTTCGGAATGGATGATTCGTTCTAAACACCCGGCGCAATGGCGGCGATAGCTGGCATGGCTTTCGTGACCGTCCACGATGGCCAGGGAGAAGCCGTGATTGTCCGGCAGGGCCTTGTTGCGTTTCAAACACGCATAGGCCTGGTGAATGGCTTCCCGCACCGTGCCGGCATCCATCTTGGAGTGTACGTCTCCCATGGTCTCGGCGCTGGGCATGGGACGGCCCAGCCAACGATTCCAGAACCGGGATGCGCCCGACATCTCCAGAGCGTTGAGGCTTCTCAGCCGCACCCAAAACAGGACCATGGAGGCTTTGGCTACCGTGGCCGTGGAGATGCGCGGTTCCTGCCTGCGGTCGGTGATGGAGCCAATCAGCAGAGCGGACAGATGGAACACCTTGTCCGAGTATGCGATTAGGCGCCGAAGCAACTCAGGGCTTCCTCAGCTGGAGACGCTTCCATTCCAATTCGGACACTTCCTCGATGAGGCGCTGCATCTCCTGGTAGTCGGTAACCGCCTGACGCACTCTCTGGCGCCAGGCCTTGGGGACGCAAATTTGGCGTAGCTTGCCGGCCTGACTCTGCACCAAGTACACCGACTGGTGCAACTGGCCGTCGGCGCAATGGCAGTTGGGCTTGCCGCACTTGCTGGAACGCTCGGAGAGGGTGCCGCGAAGCAACCCCTGGCCGGAGGCCAGTTGGGCAATGCGGGAACGGAAGCTGCGTTCGGCAGCAGAGAGTTTGGCGCGGTTGAAGGGCTCGGCCATATCCTGTATATATACATTATACAAGATAACAACAAAAAGCAACAACAAAACTCACAATGCGAATTTGCCATCCGCTCGATTAAAGGGAAAAACACCTATAAAATCAGATGCTTTGGCTAGATGAAAAACTTGGTTGCGGAATCGCTG